TAATTATACATCAACCGAAGCGTGGTCCGCAAGACCTACAAGCTAAAGCTTTGCTAAAATCAGTCTCGCTAGTGTCTCGGAGCTGGAGTTGATGTTGGTGTTGGTGTTGGTGTTGGTGTTGGTGTTGGTGTTGACGCTTTACCGCTCGGGAAACAGCTCGCTACCTGACTTGTTCATCAGGTAGATATCGGCGCCACCGCTACCCAGGAACTCGACCAGCTCGTCCCAGAGGTAGTGCTTCGGGTTACGCGGCCCTGTCGTGTACCAGTGACCATTCGTACGGATGGCTGCGTAGTTGTACGTCGTCGTACTGTTCGGAAACACCTTGTTGAAGCCGATCACGTCACCATCGATGAACGGATCTTCCCACGGAAAGCGATCGAGCCGACGAAGCTCACGGTCGATTCGAGCCTGCTCGGCCATCAGCATCTGCCTGCGGTTCATGTTGTCCTCCTGGTTGTTGTCCCAGTAGCTCATTGTTGTCACTCCTCTGACATGTTACGGATTGACTCAGGATCGCCGAGCATCTTCTCGATCCACGACCACTTCTTGTCGATCCTTTGATGGCGACCTAAGTCCACTGTGTTCGGTGCAATCAGGTCGATGATCTGGACGTTGTGCTTCTGTCCAATGCGGTCCACACGATCCTCTGCCTGCCTATTGACACTTGGACTCCAGTCCCTGTCAAGGAAGATGACCGTCGACGATGCGTGAAGGGTGATACCCACTCCCCCCGCCTTAATAGTGCCAATGACGCAACGGGTCTTGGAGTGCTGGAAGTCCTCCACACCTTGATCACGTTCACTCTGTGGTGTGTTGCCAGTAAGAGCGAAGTGCGTGATCCCTCTAGCCGCCAAGCGGGCTCCAAGGAGATCGATCGCCCCCCGGTACTGGCTGAAGATGACGAACTGTTTGTCATCAGGTGCATCCTCCAGTATCTGTAGTACAGTGTCAATCTTGCTAGATGGGTCTGTCAGTACAACCTTCTGCCGGATCTCGTATCCACGAGGATCAGGCTTGACAAGGTTGTACTTCTCAGCCAAGGCTTTGTTCCATACCCTGATCTCTTCAATGTCACCAGGGTATGCAACGCCTAGTTGCTGTAGGCGTACGAGCTGCGCCACTACAGCTTGCGCCATCAGTGGTGTTAGTTCGTCACCCTTCGACTCCTTCTTCTTGGTACTTACCCAAGCGATGAAGTCAGACTTCATCTCGTCGTACGCACGCCTCTGCTGTGGACTCAGAGGTACATACATCCGAGTGTAGTACTTATCCGGAAGCTCCAGCGCGATCGCAGGATCCCTCTTCAGTCGCCTGCGGTACTTACCCTCCAGAAAGGCGTGCAGCTCGTCTACGTTCTTCACGCCCTTGACCTTACGATACCCCTGTCCACCTTGGTATGCAACTTCGTATTCCAGGTGGTGCTCGTAGAACTTCCAGTACGAGGTGTACACAGTAGGCCAAAGCCAGTTGAGTATCGACCATAGATCTTGTGGGTGGTTGTCGGCAGCTGTACCCGACATCGCCGTACGCCAGAAGCAGCGTATCCGCTTCAGTGCACGTGTCTGCTGTGCCTTACGATTCTTGGCACGGTGCACCTCATCCGCGATCACGTGGAACCACTTGGTCTCGGCGAAGGTACTGTCAGTCATCAGACCACGCAATGATTCCCAATGGCACACGAAGTACCCGTTGGGGTTCTGCTGTATGGCGTTGATGAACTTGCGCCGCAGTACTGCTGGCTGCTGTGTACCTTGTAGCGTTACCACAGGTACATCAGTGGTGGCTCTAAGAGCTCGTGCCCAAGTCTCGACCATCGAGCCAGCTGGGCACACAACTAAGGTTCTGGCGCTCCTGTTGCGACGTCGCATCTGGTCAAGGGCAATACCTTCATAGGTCTTACCCAAGCCCATATCGTCACCGACCAAGCAGCTTCGAGCAGGTGCTAGCTCGTCCACCAGTTCCTTCTGAAAGTCGTACAACGTCATACCTGATGGCGCGTGGTACGTTGGCGCTTTAGGCATGTTCTGCGACCTTCACCTGTCTTGGCAGTACGCGCACAATGCGTGGCCCTGAGAACAACGGGCCTCCCTCGATGCGTACTAGCACGTGCTTGATCCCGACGAAGTTTCGCTTGTATCCGACTATCTGACCCAAGCATCCTCTGAAGGGTATGGCTGTAATCATTACAGTGGGTTCCTTGTTCATGTCTACACCTCCTTTACTGAGCTAACGAAAGTAACCCCCAGCGCTAGTACACAACACCACAGAGCGAACGCAGTGGTGTGTACTAACACAACCGGGTTGCTTAAGCCTAAGACAGGTATTGATCTTCTCCTTCGTCTGTGGTCTGGTTGTAGGTGCGCATGTCTGTGAGGATGTCTTCGTCGATCGCACCGTTGCGTCGCTTGGCTGCATAAATGGGATTGGTTGGATCTTGCATGTAGCGGTGCAACAGAGCTAGGTGTCTTTGTTGTGTCTTGAGATATGGCTTGCAACCCAACCACACAAGTGGGAGACCAATTGGTGCGCCAATGACTGTGGCGGTGAGTGCTGAACCCAGTACGACGAGGGGGAGCCCAGCGGTGATCGCGAGGCCACTTCTGACGGCGTAACGTAAGGCGTACTGTCGCTTGGTGTGCCTGCCGTCGATTGAGACTTGGTGCTGAACATGGCTGATATGTGACACAGTTCCTCCGCGTGCCGAGCACATACTGGAATGTACGCACGTTCTAGTTCTGACCAGTAGAGGTACTCAGCCACTTGTCGTTGAGTGATGTCTGATGTACACTCGGAGTGTTCGAGTGAGGATGTGTGCTGCATGGCACATAACCTGAGGCTCATGATCAGAACCCCTTACCTTTGATCCTCATGTCGCGTCGGGGAAGGAAGTTCTGGACCTCACAGGCGAAGAACTTGTGCCCTGCTGGACATCCCCAGATGATGGCTGCCTGAGCGGTACGATCCTGAGTGATCTTCTTGATGGGGTCTGCGTCGTGAAGACACCTCATCGTTGGACACTTTGTAGTGGCCACTGTGTGCTCGTTGGTGTGGTCTGGTCGTGCTGGACCGTTCCAGAACTTGATTGTGGTCATTGTGACCCCCTTGTTGCAATGAATGTAGACGCTATTGGCGCCTTATGGATAATTATATCACAGTAACCTGTTGCAAATCAAGCCCCAAGTTGCTGAGATATAATGGTCCATACCCTTAGACCAACCATTGCCTCTTCGGTTATTAAGAGACACACCGCCTGGTCCAGGTCGGCCCGGTAGTCCACGTCCGAGCATTGAGTTATATATATCATTAGGATCTTTATATATATGTATGATATGAAAGATGTTAGACGTGTGACGTAGGACTATGTTGTGTTAAGATTATAGAGACCCCCTTGATTTCCTAAGAGGGCACTTAACTGGGAAAACCTACCTAACACACACAATAAACACTTGCTATTTTTAGGGCTTTATGATATAATTGATGTATGGTCAACTTATCTGAAGTCCCAGAGAAGTACTGGTGCGTGCGTTGTCCCAAGGTCGGCCGTACGGGCATCTGGCGGAACCTAAAAGCCGCTGGCATGAGTTACTGCCGCGTCTGTTACCGCGAATACCAGCGGGATCAGTACCAGCTGCGCAAATACCGCGAGGCCGAAATCGACGTCGAAGGTATAGAGGCTACCCTGGCGAGGGTTCGCGAAGAGGAAGAGTACTTTGACGACCTCATCGAAAAATACGAACCCCCGCCCGTCTGAACGCGCTCTGGAGTTGTCAAGGTTCATCTGTTCGATGGGCTTTGGTTCCCCTCTGCCCTATCTACGTGGGAGCTGAGGGACTCGAACCCTCATTGTTGGCCCTACGGTTTCTATACTCCCTGTGGTGCTGTACCCTACTTCGCGGGGGTTTGGGGCTGTTGGGGTTTAGCCCACCCCTCACCCTTCGGCTTCGGTTGATCCGGATTATGTGGGTGCCATTTGCAGTCGCACATTTCGTTCCCCTACTTTCCCGGTGTGACTACGTACCACGCTCCGTTGCGGTAATCTACCCTACCGCACGCGAACTGTCCGCTGTCCTCTGTCGGTGCCTTACATAGCTGGACTACGTGGGACGTACTAGGCGTGTGGTTATCCTGTACGTAGTTACCTAGTAGACCCCCTACTCCTAGGGCTACTACCCCTACGATACCTACCGTCGTCTTGTGGTTCATGTAGACCCCTTAGGTCTAGTAGTGGTGTATCTTACTACGTGGGTATGGGGGGACTTGCACCCCCCTAGGGCTTGGTTACCCTACCCTACCGTACTACTCGGTCTCGCTGGCCACCATCTCCTCGACGCTCTTGTTGGCCTTCTCCTCCCGAGCCTCCGTGAGGCGGTCCTGCTTCGTGGTGTACTTCTCGTACCACGTCACCAGGTTCTCCTCCGCGATCCGCCCATCGTTGTCGCACTCGATGAGGGGTGCCTTGCCCTTGGCGATCCGGGCCTTGGTGTAGTTGTAGAACATCTGGGCCGGGAGCACCTTGTCGCGTCCCTCGCTGGCGAGCCACTCGTTGACAACCTTCGCAGCCTTGTAAGCGGTGTAGTTCGACATTTCCTTACTCCTTAAAATGTTTGGTTTTTGTTTTCCTTATAACTATATTTTACAGCAACCCCCCGCGGAAAAAAATCGCCGTGGGGTATACACAGACAGTCATGCATTTTAATGTTGTGCTGTCTCGTAACATTGTGTGCTATTATATAACGCCGTGTTGCCCTTCCGATCGGTTCACGTATACAATCAGGTAACGCTAGAGCGTTCAGCACATACTACAAGTCCTAGATGGCTCGTGGTTTTGTCTGGTATATATTATTACATACGTGAGGAGCGAGTCGACATGAGCTTCGACGATGATGAGTACACGACCGCCAAGAGGAATGGTTCAGGCACTCCGGCTTCTCAGGAGTGGATCCCTGATGAGGCTCTTGCCAACCTGAACCTCGAGAAGGACGTACGTTCGTCTGATCCCACTGATCCCATCAACTCGCCCGAGGAGCTCGCCAAGTCGGTGTTCCGTGAGGGCGCTCCGATGGCTGCGATGTCAATCGTGCACATGGCGACCAACGAGCCCAACGCGAACACTCGTCTTCGGGCTGCTCAGTACGTGACTGAGCGGGCTCTAGGCTCTCTGACGAACCCTGTTGCTACCGACAAGGGCAACCCGTGGGATGAGATCCTCGGAGACATTGTCAAGGACACCACGGAGGAGGAGCTCATCCAGCAGGCTCGTGCGACTCTAAGCTCCAACTCCAAGGGCGAGGACCTCTAAGCCACGTCACACACGACATACTCCCTGTGGGGTTGTGATCAGGCAAGCAAGCGAGTCTCAACTAAGTCTAAAGGTTGGGTAGGATGGCGGATCTAGCGAGCGTTGCTCTAGTCATCACGGCGACAGGCTCGGCTATATCCGGTATCATTCTAGCCATTGCCCAGTTTCGCGAGAGTCGTAGTGATGACGAGACGAAGGCACGAAGGCTTAGGCAGAAGGCTGATCGCCTCGATAGGCGTGCTCACAGGCATGATGACGAGGATGAGAACAGATTAAACATCGTCGAGTTTCATGGATACGCCGATCCTCTGGAATGGTTGTACGCATGACACCTACTAGGCGTAAGGCATTGGCAATAGCTGTAGCGACCATCTTGGTTTCTGTGGCACTCATTGCCGCTGGTTGGGTCATTACGAACAACAAGGTGAATGCTAACCAGCATGAACAGAACCACAAGTTCTGCGCCTTCCTGCGTAAGATCGACTACCCTCGTCCAAGTACTGGAGCGGCTGATAAGTTTACCACGGCGCTTCGGGAGTACGAGAAGGAGATCGACTGTAATGACTAAACGCCCTCCGTTGCCAACGAGGACAACGGTTCACAGGGGTGCAAGCGTTGCCTTCCCTGTGTTCATGCTCTTGTTCTTCCTCACGAGTTTGTACTTCGGCTTCGTGAAGGTACCTGAGTTGGCGTTTAGGTTGGGTCAGCAGACGATTTCCAGTAAGCAGCAGGGTGCAAAGCTCGCGGCGAATGGCCTATCTCCGGTAGGTCCTTCGCCTGAGCTGATTCAGGATGGTAAGGCGACAGCGGATCCCACGAAGCTAGCTCCGACTACACCAGCACCGACGTACATATCAGTACCGGGATCTCCGGGTACTAATGGTACGAATGGCAAGACGCCGACTACTGCACAGTTGAAGCAGCTGATTAGTCAGTACCTTAAGGCTAACCCACCGCAGCCTAACGTAACGGCAGCTCAACTAACGCCGATCGTCAAGGCGTACGTGGTCAGTTACTTCAGGGCCAACCCGCCACCGAGTGGTGCTACTGGGAAGAAGGGCGACAAGGGTGACACTGGAGCTGTAGCGTCTCCGTTGCCACCTTTGAGTCCCAGTGATGCTCAGGTGTTTGCTCAGGTATCGGCATACCTCGCAGCTAACCCACCGGCGAGTGGTGCAGATGGTAGCCCCGGAGCTCAGGGTTCGCCTGGGGCTCAAGGTTCTCCAGGTGCACCTGGCTCGGATGCTCCAAAGGAAGTTGCCAAGGAGATCAAGAACAACGGTGACGGAACCTGTAACGAGGTGACGACGTTGTCTGATGGAAGTAAGATTACGACGAACGCGTACAACTGTTCACCACCACCTACTCAGACATCCACGCTACCCAGTGTGGCACCGTCAACGTAAGGAGCATCATGGACGAAGAGACCGTCGAGACGGATGAGCCAACTCTCGACACGCATGTACACGACACGGAGGCTGCAGAGCACGCTGCTCCGGAAGACCTCGACACCTCGGAGGTAGACTCGGATGAAGGCCCTAGCTAAGCTGCTGGACTACTCCAGTGGCGTGCCTAGTGCTCTAAGTGTCAAGAACGCTGGGTATGCAGGAGCGATCCGATACCTGCACAAGCGTAACCCGAGCGGTGTGCACGTACTCGGAACCACTGAGACGAAGGACTACTTCGCCAACGGTCGTCAGCTGGCTCTAGTGTACGAAGACACCTCGCCGAGTCGTGCAAGTCAAGGTACCTCGGCTGGTAACGTCGACTCTCAGTGGGCAATGGATCAGGCAGTCGCTGCTGGCATTCAGAGTCCTCGTGGCGGATACTTCGCTGTCGACTACGATGCAGTCCCCGACACGATCTATCCGTACTTCGAGGGTATTGCCAACAGGATCGGTGTATCACACTCCTGGGCTTATGGCAGCTACCGAGTGATCGAGGGTCTGTTCGCAGAGGGCCTTATCACCAAGGGTTGGCAGGCTCGAGCGTGGTCACACGGTCTTATGTCCACCAAGGCGTGCCTATACCAAGACATCGGTACGGTGTACGTCGGTGGCGTTGGATGTGACGTCGACTACGCACTCATGGCAGATTGGGGTCAGCACCCCTACGCTGCAGCTCCTCCCGTTACCCCTACTCCGCCTGCACCTCCTATTACAGAACAGGACGAAGAGATGACTTGGATCGCCAAGCCTACCACGAAGGGCACCTACCTACTCGTCATGCCGTTCGCCGTTACCGTACTCGCTGACGGCACGTCGATCAGCAACCTGGAGAATGACCTTGGCATCAAGGCCACTACTCTCTCGGACGGCGACTTCGCTCGCCTCAAGGCTCTCGTCAAGTAGTAAGGAACATACCGAATGACTCTGCCAGCGAACTTGGCTGTCGCAACAGTAACAGGTACGCTTCGTGACCAGGCGGAGCAGCCACTGAAGACCATCACGATGGTGTTCCAACCATCCATCGACATGCTTCGGGATCCTACTTCCGGAGATATCTTCCTCGACGGTACGCCGTATCCCACGTGTGTTACCGACGATACAGACGGAACGTTCTCGATTGACCTCCTACCGTGTAACGATCCTGACAGCACACCGATCAACTGGTGGTACATCGTAACCCTAACAGGTACCGACAACGGTGGACAGCAGCTCTCCAAGACGTTCAAGGCAATCGTCATTCACGATGAGGCAGACCTGAAGTTGGCAGCCATCATCGATGATGGTCCAGACGATGGACCAATTGCAGTCGTGTCTCTCGGCATGTTGTCCGATGTGGACATCAGCACCTCACTTCCTACAGATGGTCAGTCGCTGACGTATCACGCGGCGACCAAGAAGTGGATACCTGCGACAATTACAGGTGGAGGCGGTGACGACCTCAGCGACTACTACACCAAAGAGGAAGTCGCCGCACTTCTTGGTGACTATGTCACCAGCGACACGCTCGAGACGTACGCACTCATCAGTGATGTCAGTACAGCACTTGCAACGAAGCTTAGTGTTGACGATGCTGCCGACACCTACGCAACAGCTACTGCTCAGGCAGCTGATGCAACCAACATCTCCGACCTACAAGGGCGAGTTTCCTCTCTGGAAACAGGAGGCTCTACTGGTGGAGCTGGTGTAGTCCTGCTAGATGGCTTCGATGGTGCTAGTGACGACGACAAGCTCGGTGCAGCGATGACGTATGCTGCAGCTCAGACATACCACCCCACGATCCAGCTTCTGAATCGTGCCTACTCGTTCACGGTTGCAAGGACCTTGTACGATGGCTTCAGGATGCAGGGGCCTCCTGGTTACAGTAATGCTGAGAAGTCCGCGCCTAACATGGCCTGCAAGGTTGATGTCAACGTCGCTGGTGGTATTTGGCTCAATGCGACCTCGGGAAGCTTCACGTGGGACCTGTACCTCGCACACCTGTGCTTCACGGGTCACTCTACTGTACAGTTCCTCGCCACGACTAACGGTGGCCTGTACTGTGCACTGCTTCGCGACTTGACCTTCGCGAACTTCAAGTCGGTGATGGGTTCACAGGCAGCCAAGTGTCAGATGACAGCTTGTGTGTTCGATGGCTTCTGGGATGTGGACAACTCGTACGCTGGAGCCTTCCACATTGCTGGATCCGACAACAACCTCTGGCCATCAGGCATGTTGCTCGACTCAGGTACAGCCTTCAACAGTGGCGCTGTAGGTCAGTACCACCTCTGGTGTGACTTCCTCGAGAACACGACCATTGGTCCTATCTTCATTACCTGTGAAGGTAACTGGAGCGGCATCAAGGTTTCAGGACCTGCTTACAACTCTGGTGGATCGAACCTCGGTGGTCTGTTGGTCTTCTCGCCTGGCCTTCGTGTGCAGGGACGTAACATCGGACAGCCTTGTAACGGTGCAGTCATGAGGATCGAAGGCGGAATCGTATCTCTACGGGATGCCTCTCCAGCCTTCGGAATGGCTTCCCCATCCAGCAACACACACAGTCCAGTAGATGCTGGCATCATCCACCAGACAGCTGGCATGCTGATTGCCGACGGCATCATGTACGACCACGCTACGGGAGTTGCTGAGACCGTTCCACTGCTATACTCGGCAGGTGGAATAGCTATTATCTCCCGCGCGTTGCTCGGCTCCAAGGGTGGTGCTTGGACTGGTAAGCCAGGTACGAAGGCTTCCGGTGGCACGATCACCAACGACAGCACCATGACAACGCTGTAGTCAACAACCAGGAGAGGTAATGGCAGATCACCAGATCAGGAAGTGCCCGATCTGCGGGCAGACTGACGACTCACCTCGTCATGTCGACGATCGTGCAACGGGTCTTCCGTTGCCTTTCCATGTCGACTGTCACGCGAACTCGGGCTGCGGAGTCTGCGTTGCAGTCCTCGCTCGTCCAGAGGTCACTGGCAAGCAGAACGACGAGCTCCGTACCGTCCTCGAGCCACTGAGCCACTTGCAGTGGTCGCTCACTGAAGACGGTGTAGTCACCTACACAGAGAACGTGGAGGCGTAAGCCATGGCACCCTCTGGATTGCCTACAACGGCTGCGAACCGTGTGATCGACTGGTCTCACGGTCTCAGTGCCACAGCTCCGACTACGCCAATGAAGGTCGCCATCACGACGACCGCTCCGACGGCTTCGGCAGCTGGTACTAAGGTTTCTGGTCCAGCTGATCAGACGCTGACTCAGGGTGCTGCGGCCTCCAACTCGTCGGCGAACACTACAGCGCTTACCTGGTCAGGTATGCCTGCTACGACAACCGTAGGCGTCGATGAATACGATGCCGTTCCCTTCCGGTGGTGGTTCGGTCAGCTAGCAACATCCCGAACTACCTCGAGCGGAGACATCCTCACCATCGCCATCGGCTCGTACACCACAGCAATCAACCCGAGCACGTAGCCCATGACAGTCGCTCTGGACGCGATTGGCCCGTCATCCACCGGGCAGGCAGCCATCTCCGCCGGCAATACCTCCACCTGGTTGCACACGGTCGGGGCCGGCGCAAACCAGGTCCTGTACGTCGGTATCGCGGTTGGATTTTTCAGCACCGACACCAGCGGCTCGACCACGGCAGCGACGTATAACGGTGTCGCGATGACTTCGATCGGCAAAGTCAAGAGCAACAACAGCGGGAATGGTTATGTCGAGGTGTTCCGCCTCATCGCCCCCCCGCAGGGCGCGCACACAGTGTCGGTCGTCTGCTCAACATCGCCAACTTCTATGGTGGGCGGTTCGTTGTCCTACAACGGAGCTAACCAGACTACGCCCAATACTACCCCCGTTACCAACTTCGGCTCTGGTACCAACCCCAACTGCTCGGTTACCGGTGGTGCGGTCGGAGACCTGGCGCTCAACTTCGCCTGCTGTGGGTCGGCGTTCACCGCGTCGAACGGCACGGTCGAGATTCAGAACAACTTTAGCACCCAGTCGGGGGCGGGGTGCATGTCCTGCTCACAGTTCGCGGGGAGCGCATCGGCGGTGTCGATGGGCTACACGGCCGGGAACGACTGGTGGGGCATCGTTGGGTTCGACATCAAGGCGGCCACGGGCGGATCTACTGTCAACGCCTCGGTTGCTGCAGCCTCGACAAGTCAGACAGCTGCGGGAGCCAAGCTAACCGAACAGGCTACTGTTGCTGAGGCTTCGACATCGCAGACAACAGTCGCTGACAAGCTTACGGAACAGGCTGCAGTTCATGCAGCCTCGACTAGTCAAACGACAGCAACGCCTACACCAGTCGCAGGTAGTGTTGTAGAGGCTTCAACTTCACAGGCAACAGCTGGTGCAAGCCTTACAGAGGTAGCAACTGCCGCAGCTGCCTCAATTGCATCAACTACCGTAGGCGCTGCACTAACTGAACAGGCTCAGGCATCGGCTGCTTCAACAAGCTCAGCAGTTGTGGCAGCTGATACAATTGCACCAGGCGCATCTAGTGCTGTATCCACTTCAGGTGCTAGTGTCGGGGCAACTCTTACTGAGCAGGCTACAGTACACGCCTTAAGTACGTCGCAGTTGTCAGCAGATGCATCCGGATCTGGTAACGTCGATGCGTCTGTAGCAGCTGGATCAACCAGCTCGGCTACAGTGGGTGTATCCATAAGTGAGTTCGCAGCTGTAGCGGCAGCCTCGAAGTCTAGTGCCTCAGCTGAAGTCATCATCACAGTCAATCCCAGCGTGGCTATGACTAGTGCATCTGAAGCGTCTGTGGAAGCATTGGTAACGATGCCAGCAGGTGTTGCCGCACTAAGTACGTCACAAGCTTCTGCTACGGCATTCGAGAACGCAATGCCTTCAGTGGCTGTCATAAGCACATCAGAGGCTGTAGTAGACGAAGGTCCGCGAGCAGAACGGAACATCACATTGGTAATTGGTCCAATCACTCCAGGATGGTTTGTAGAAGCCATCTCGAACAGTGACTGGGTCAATAGCATACTCAGCAACTCGGATTGGGCAAACACTGAACCTACAGCGGGCGACTGGGTCGCTGGCCCTGTAGCAGCTTTTTCATAGGAGCGGAGACTCGCTGTGGCACTCGACATTACATTGGACACGGTATATATTGCCCTGGTAACGGGTGATCCAACCGATGAGGATTGGGTGGAGGTTAACTGGACTAGGGTAGCTCCGCCAACTCCTCCCGCAGGAGTTACTTCCACGGCGGCTATCTACCACCTGTCAACCGAGTTTCGGTGGTTCAAGATCACGGCCTTCGACGATGCTGGTGATACGGACTTCGCGTGGGTCAAGTTCCTGTGCGGTCCAGCATCTGGTGATGTGTCGTGGCCATCAGCTGGATCGCCGAACCTGTACTGTAAGATCTCAGACAGTCCGGAAGTTCCGGTTCTGCCTATAGGTGCAATGAAGGTGACCTGATGGCTAAGACCATTGACAAGTACGCGTACTTCAAGCGGATCGGCTATGAGCCACACTCTGCTGCACAGCACTCGTACCACACGAGTCCTGCACGGTTCCGCGTACCTTGCTGCGGTCGACGCTTTGGTAAGAGCACCATGGCAGGAACAGATCTCGAGCCTAAGCTGTTCATTCCGAAGACTCGTTACTGGATCGTCGGTCCTACGTACGACTTGGGCGAGAAGGAGTTTCGTGTCATCTGGGACCACCTGATCGTCCAGATGATGTTCGGTAAGGACAAGCGAGTCAAGAAGGCGTACAACAAGCGTTCCGGCGACATGTACATCGAGATGCCTTGGGGTTCTCGTGTCGAAGTTCGCTCAGCTGACCACCCAGAGAACCTGGTCGGTGAGGCTCTCGATGGTGTGATCATGTCAGAGGCTGCCAAGCAGAAGAAGGAAACCTGGGAGCGTTTCATCCGACCAGCTCTGGCTGACAAGCGTGGCTTCGCAGACTTTCCCACCACACCAGAGGGATTCAATTGGCTGCACGAGCTTTGGCAGTACGGTCAGAACCCTAGCATGCCCATGTACGACTCGTGGAACTTCCCGTCCTGGGCTAACACGAAGGTGTACCCCGAGGGTCGTATTGACCCGGAGATCCAGCTACTCGAGCTGACCACTGCAGCAGAGTGGTTCCTTCAGGAGATCGCCGCCGAGTTTGCTGCCTTCGTCGGTAAGATCTTTCCTGAGTGGAACGAGGCTACACATGTTACTGACATTGAGTTCGATCCAGCACTTCCGAACTATGGCTGCTTCGACTGGGGTTATACTAATCCCTTGGCCTTCATTGAGTTCCAGGTTACGCCTCGCGATGAGATCCGTGTGTGGCGTGAGCACTACAAGCCCTACACCACCCTTGAGGACCACATCAACATTCTCAAGGGACGTGAGCAGCCAGTAGGATACCACCTAGACACAACGTTTGGTGATGCAGCAGACCCTGAAGCTGTTGCAGTCATCAACCAGAAGTTCGCACCATGCTTGGCTGATCCACTGGCGAAGGAGAACTGGCGTCAAGGCATCGACTTGATGCGGAGCTTCATGAAGCCTCGGCCGAGCATGATCGAGATCGACGAGTACGGTACACCAGCGAACGATCGTCCAGGCTACTTCATCGACAGGAAGTGCCTGAACACGATTAGGGAGCATAACAATTATCGTGCCAAGACTCCAGTACGAGGTCAGAACGTCCCAGAAATGGGTCAGAAACTTGACGATCATGCTATCGATGCTCTGCGTTACGGACTTATGCATCTGTACGTACTGGGTGCTCAGCACCATCTGAACGAGGTATACACGTCAGGTTCAGATACGACGAATACCACCAATGGAGGATTCTTCACGATGGGCGACATGGAGAGTGGAGGTGACTTTTAATGGTCTCCCTGTGGGGCTTTGGAAAGAAGGCAAGCGGGTCTCAGGTTGCTGTCTCTACACCGGATACTCGTCATAGTGGTCAGATGACGATGACCGACGTGCTCGAGAGGTACGACATCGTCAGCGTAGACGAGATGGCGCAGTCGGTCATCGTGACTGAGAAGCCTGGCAAGCAGTTCGTCGGTAAGGTCTCCGACGTACCGATCGGTGAGATTGGCTCGTCTTCACCCTCACCGTTCACATCGTTCACTCGCATGGAGTACAACAACAAGCTGCGGGGTCTTCAGGGCCTGCAGACGTATGACAAGATGCGACGTGGAGACGGCACCGTACGGAGTTCACTGAGGATGCTTCGGACTCCTGTGTTGGCAGCTGAGTGGTTCGTGCAGCCGGCATCTGACTCCAAGCGTGATCAGAACGTGGCAGAGTTCATCTGGAACAACCTGAACTGCTGGATGTCCAATGCGTGGGGTCAGGTTCTCTTCGAGTCGACACTCATGCTGGACTTTGGCTACTACATGTTCGAAAAGGTGTTCTGGGATCAGGAGCCACGGGCGAAGGGGATGGTGAGCTGGAAGAAGCTTGCGCCTCGTCACCCGATGGATGTCGAACAGTGGCACTTCGACACCAATGGCGGTCCGGCGAGTGTCGACTTCTATCCGTGGGATCAGTTCGAGTTCGTCGACAAGAACATCAAGATCGATAAGCTCCTCGTCATGTCGTACGACAAGGAGGCAGGTAACATCCAGGGCATTAGTGCTCTTCGGTCCGCCTACAAGCACTGGTTCTACAAGGACAACCTTCTGAAGATTGACGCCATCCAGAAGGAGCGTCACGGCATCGGTGTACCGATCATCAAGCTGCCTCCGAACTTTACTGATGCGGATCGTAAGCTCGCTGAGGAGATGGGTCGTAACCTTCGTACCAACGAACGTGCGCACATCATCCTCCCTCCGAACTGGGACATCATGTTTGCCAAGCTGGAAGGTCAGCACGTCGACGCCCTAGCTTCGGTGAACCTGCACAACCAGGAGCTCTGGGGGAACATCCTCGGTGGGTTCATGAATCCTGGTGACAAGCAGCAGGGTGCTGCGATCTCAGACCTTCAAGTGTTCTTCCTGAAGGCTTCTCAGTACGTCGCAGGCATCGTACGAGACACCTTCAACAAGCATGCCATTCCTCAGCTAGTTGACTACAACTGGATGAGGCTCAATGGTTATCCGGAGTTAAAGGCTAGGTCGATCGCGGAGCAGGTCGACACACGTACGCTCAGCTTTGCCCTTCGTAACCTCGTTGGTTCTGGCCTTATCACTCCCGATGGCCAACTCGAGGATGTCCTACGTAACATCATGGACTTGCCTAACTTCGATGAGGCAACGGCTCGTATGGTTCCTACGCCTCAAGCGAATCCCGACGATGAAGAAGTCGGCCCTGATGGTAAGCCCATCCCTCCTGGCTCTGCGAACCCGCCAGTCCCGGGAGCACCCAAGCCGCCGGCGCCTGCTAGGGTTGGTCCTCCCAGGCAATCCCCCAAAGCAGGCGTCGGCCTTCCTCGACCCAACGCAGGACGTGACGCTAGCGGAGGCAAGTAAAGGAGTGTGATATTATATACTGCCATCGTGTACTGATCGATCAGGCTAATTTACAATTAGGCAACAGGGAGAGGTAGCGAGATGGCCAAAGGAAAAGCAGGCGCCACGAAGAGTGGTGGTAAGCAGCTTGGCGCCATGAAGAAAGTGGCTCCTCCGAAGGGTCCAGCAGGCAAAGGTACCGCCATGACGAAGGGTGGACCGAAGCAGGCCAATCCGGCAGCGACCGGTAAGTCTCCCTCTCCCTTCGCCAAGGCTGTTCCCCCGAAGAAGCAAGCAGGTACCTCCCAGCGTACGAAGGCTGGTAAGGGTACGAAGGCGATGCCAAAGAAGGCCCCCAAGTGAAGTTCGGATACCTGGTTGAACTCAAGGGACAGGCCTTCGCAGACGATCAGCCGCACTGGATCATGGCTGCGCCGTTCGGCAAGTACGAGCATCCAGTATACGGCGAAGTCAACATCGACGCCACCAAGGCTGCTGAGTTCGCAGCGAACGTCAAGAACAACGTTCGTGGCCAGGAACTCGACATCGACTACGATCACAAGACGCGTACCGATGAGGCTGCTGGATGGGTCAAGGACGCAGAGGTTCGCAACGACGGCTTGTACCTTGCCGTTCAGTGGACCAAGTCAGCTGCGGCCAAGATCAAGGAGAAGGCCTACAAGTACTTCTCGCCGGAGTTCTACGACGAGTGGAAGCACCCCCAGACGGGCACCACGCACAAGAATGTCTTGTTCGGTGGAGCTCTGACCAATCGGCCTTTCCTCAAGGGGATCGCCGCCATCAACATGTCGGAGGTATTCGACAGTGCACAGAAGCCGGAAGGAGTAAGTATGGACCCGAAGAAGCTTCGCCAGCTCCTGAAGCTCAGCGAGGACGCCTCCGACGCGGAAGTTGCGGCTGCGCTCGACAAGGCAACTGCGGCCCCCACGGATCCGCCGCAGGACGACCCGGACAAGAAGGACCCGCCGGAGGGTGACAAGAAGGACCCCCCGAACGATCCTGCTCAGCTGTCCGAGGCCCAGATCAAGCAGCTGGCCGAGTCCAACCCAGTCGTCAAGCTCCTCATGGAGCAGAACGCGGCGATCCAGAAGCAGCTGACCGAGCAGGGAGCGGCGCTCAAGCTCTCCGAGGTCAATGGTCAGGTCGTCAAGCTGAACGAGACGGCCCGAGGCAACAAGCGTCTGCTTCCGCCGGCGGTGTCCGAGGAGCTCAAGAAGATCCTCCTCAAGGCTCCCAAGGAGCTGTCGGAGAACGTCTTCGATGCCTTCGACCACCTCGCCAAGACGGGCTTTGTCCAGCTCGGCGAGAAGGGTCAGACGGTCGGCGACCCGAACATCAAGTCTGCCGCGCAGAGGTTCTCCGAGGCGACCGACAAGCTCATCAAGGAGAACGGCAAGATGACCTACGCTGACGCCGTCAGCGAGGTTGCACGTGAGGACCCGGAGCTCTTCGACGAGTACCGGATCGAGTCCACTGTGGTGGAGGGAGGTAACCGTGGCTGATCACATCCTGAGCAAGGGCTTCCTTGCGACGGGTTCAACTGCATTCGCGATGGGTGAAGCTGTTATCGTCACCACCGCGAATCGCACGGCGGCTCGTTCGACAACTGCCAGTGCTGAGGGCCTAGTCGGTATCGCCATCGAGAGTGTCGACGCCGCCAAGGTCACCACTGGCAACGTCGTCGTCGGCGTAGCCCTGATCGGTGCCGCGCGGTGCCTAGCAGGTGCCGCAGTCGCTGTGGGCGCCAGCGTTACCAACGACACCACAGCTCGTTTGGTGTCGTTGACCAAGGCGACTGCAGGCACCGTGCCCAAGAAGCAGATCGGCATCGCCATGAGCGCTGCAGGAGCTGCTGGCGACTACTTCGACGTCCTGCTCACCCCAGGAGCGGAGTTCTGATGTCGACCGAAATGATCCACCTCGAGCACGTCAGCGTCGCTCCGAAGACCCAGATCGGCGTTCGCAAGAACGGTCAGCCGATCTACCTGGTCGCCGGCGGCGCTATCTACAACCCGACTGGCTCCGGTCAAGTCCACATCGACAAGGTCCTCACCAACATCTCCATCGGTTGGGTGAACGAGGGTCTCGTCGGTCCAGCTCTCTTCCCGGCCGTGCAGGTGCAGAAGCAGTCCGATCTGTACTACGTGTTCGGTCGCGAAGGTTGGCTGCCGGAGGACGACTACCGTGCACCAGGCACTGAGGCTACTGAGATCCCCGGCCTTGCTGTCAGCACGGAGCCGTACTACGCCAAGGAGCACGCGCTCCAGATTGCAGTGACGGACGAAGAGCGTGAGAACGCCGACTCGCCGCTATCGCCTGACCGCGATGGTACCGAGATGCTGACCTCCAAGGTCATGTTGTCTCGTGAGCTGGTCATCCACGACTACGCCACCAACGCTGCGAACTACAACGCGGATCTGACCGTCGACTTGTCGGCGAGCACCTACGCGCAGTCGTGGGACAAGACAGCTGCGGATCCGATCAAGCAGATCCACAAGGCTCAGCGTGATGGTCACGCCAAGCTGTTCATGTCCTACAACACGGCGATCCTGCCCTACGAGGTCATGTCGATCCTCGAAGACAACGCCGACCTGATCGAGCGGATCAAGTACTCGGAGCGTGCAATCCTCACTCCGGAACTGGTCGCTACTCTGCTCGGTCTGTCAAACGTCATCGTCCCCGGTGCCGGTTTCAACTCGAGCGGCAACGCTGGAGCGACCGAGAACATCGAGTACATCTGGGGCACCGACGTCATCCTCGCCTACGTGCCAGGACGTCCAGGTCTCAAGATTCCGGCTTACGGTTACGAGTTCGCCTGGATGTTCTCGGGCACCGGAGCTCAGGCCGTCGACCGGTGGCGTGAGGAGCGTCGGGCTTCCGACATTCTTCGTCTACGTCGTCGCTACGACCTCAAGATGACGGCTCTCGATGAGGATGGCCTGCAAGTTGCAGGTTACCTCTTCAAGAACGCCGTCGACCCAGCAGCCCTGTAAGGAGGGATCATGGCAAAGCTCGTATCTCGGGCTCGGATGTTCCTCGAGGGTGAATGGCGCAAGGCAGGCCACATCTTCGATGGGGACGCTGACTCCGACGAGGTGAAGCAGCAGCTCGACCAGGGAACTGTGGTTGTCTACGACAAGGACAAGCACGGCGACATCGTCGACGAGAACAAGAAGGAAGGCGACGCTGACCCGGGCAAGAAGGTGGAAGACCCCACCCCCGTGCCCACTACGCCAGCCGCCCAGAACGCTGACAACAAGGTGAAGGCGAACCCGCCGGAGCCGACCGGAGGCAAGCAGTAGTCATGGCACATGTGACTCTAGAGAGTGTCAACGCGTGGTCGGAGAAGACTAAACTCGACCTGACCGAGCTTGACACTGCTCTAGAGTCACAGGTGTCGACTAATGTGCTAGGTCAGCTAGGCACCGTGTACGATGTGTCAGGGTGGACGAGTGATGCGTCCACCCCCCAGATTGTACAGGATGTCATCTCAATGTTCTACGCAGGCTACTACTATCTGCGTACGTACAGCGAAGACGAAGACACCAGCAACTACGGTATGTTTCTTATTCGTCAGGCTCAGACATTGCTGAGTGGTCTGATTGCCGGTACGATCGCCATCACAGAACTTCCCACCTCTGATGTAGGTCAACCAGCCTTCTACCCGACCGATGCATCATCGGCTCAGTGTCCCACTCGTGAAGACCCGAGTCTTGGTGGAGCCAAGTTCTCGATGGGGACGATCTTCTGATGGCGGCGGTAAAGGGCCTTCGCGTAGACGAAGGGCTCTTGAACTTCCAGTTCACTCCCTCTATCGGAATCGTAGCCAAGAACGTAGCCAAGCTCGGTCTGGATATCCGATCGTTCCGCGAGCCTTTGAAGCGTGTCATCCAGCAAGTGATGGCTCCCTCGTTTAAGGCGAACTTCGATGCTGAAGGTCGTCCTGATCCTTGGGAGCCTCTTTCTGATGCCACCCTAGAGATCATGTCGAACATGAATGTACAGAGTCAAGGCATTCTAAATCGTACTGGTCGACTCAAGAGGACGATTCAGCAGTTCAACATCTGGACCGTTACAACCACTGCAGCCTCTATCCAGAGCCTACCACAGAGTATCTGGTACGGTTATTTGCATCAGGGTGGAGCTACCATCGACACGAGTCGTGGTGGAGGGCAGATCGGCCAGGTTGTTCACGGTGTCAAGGTAGTCGGTGATACTATCGACCTTCCTGCTCGACCGTTCGTCATGATTCAAGATCAGGACTACGACGGTATCGAAAAAGTCTTCAGCAAGTGGTTCGACGAGCGTCTCGCAGCTGCAGGTCTACTATGACCTTAACCGACAGCATTGAAGCCACGACAGAGTTCACCCAGGCCAAGATTACTGCCGCTAAGGCTGACCTTGGCCTGGCTGATGTCTGGCGTGGCGACCAACAGAAGCTCCCTCGCTACCCGGCTTGTTGCGTAATCGCAGGGCCGAAGAACCGTGAGCTTAACGGTATGCCTCGTAAGACTCTAGTCACGCTCGAGATGTACGTCCAGATCTATCATGGTGCTGTATCTGACGTTCAGCTTAACGACACCATTGCAACAACCCTGACCGAGGCTGTAGAGACGTTACTCCACGCGGACTCAACTCTCGGTGGTCTTGTCATCGACAGCATGGTGAACAACATCGAGCCAGGGTACGCGAACAAGGCGGGAACGCTCGTCAGAGCTACTCGTTTGACCTTCCTGGCAACATCACAAGTACTGTTGCCTATGAATCTAGGAGGTACGTAATGCCTTTCACAGTCACAGTCGAGCAGGCGAACCTCGGTGAGGATGGTCACGTCACCATCACGGGGCTTGGTCGATTCCAGAACGGTGTCCCCACCGAGGTCAGTGACGAGCGTGCTCAGCGTTTCCGTGTCCAGCATCAGACGATCGAGGATGGTAAGGTTGTCCTCGGTCCAAGCATTCTGGATGCCTTTATTCCAGGTGTGCTGGTGGAAGAGAGCAAGGTAACTGCCACCGAAGCTACGTCGGGCGACAAGCAGGCGGCACCTGAAGTCAAGACACCACAGGGAACGACAGACGTCGTGGTCAACACCGAGCCGACTGAGAACCCTCCGGTGACCGAGCAGGGCGAGAACACTACACCACAGGAGGAGGGTAAGTAATGGGCGTTGGCATTGGTGCCAGTGGGTTTATCGGCATCGCGCAGGAGACCGTGTACGGAACGTACGTGGCTCCAACAAAGTTTTTCCCCATCGACACTGAGAGCCTGAAGTACACGCAGGCTACTCAGTACCGCACACCCATTCGACAGACCGCTGACGTGATTGGCGTTGTCGAAGGAGATGTGAACACTGCCGGCGACCTCTCCATGGACTTCCTCGTGGATGTGGTTCCGTACTTCTTGATGGCCTCTCGTACTACGGTTACCAAGACAGGTACTGCAGCCCCGTTCCTGTACCACTTCGAGCCGACCGATGCAGCTGTGCCTCAGAAGTCGTTGTCGATCACACTTGTTCGTAACGGCAAGGTCTTCGCTTACACTGGTTGCGTCGTCACTACGTGGACGTCTACGATCACCGACGGCGTGCTCAAGTTCAACCCCAGCATCATCGGTTCCGACGAGCTCACTGAAAGCGTTCCGACGCCAACGTGGCCAGATACTGTTCCGTTCGGTGCGGGTACGTACAACGTCTCGATTCCTACCGACACTCAGGTCTTCGACGCCGACAAGTTCGACATCAAGATCGACGACAACGGTGCAGCTGTCTTCCGTCTGAAGAACACCGGACGCGGAGCTCAGTTCATCCAGTTCGGTGAGCGTACGGTGGAGATGGACGTCGATCGTGACTTCATCGACCGTACCGAGTACGAGCTGTACAAGACTCTGACTCAGCGGAGCATCACCTTCCATGCCGAGCAGGATGCCGACACGTACTTCGAATTCGTCGCTCCTGTGTCCATCATCGACACGTACGACCTGGCCTTGGGTGGTCAGGGTGACCTTGTGAGGGCAAGTGTCACGTACCGAGGCATCATCGATGACACTGGTGTTGCTTACACCGTGGACATCAGCTGTGCTGAGGCCATCACCGTCACGTAGCAGGGGAAAGCAGGAGTCATGTGGGAAAAGTTCTGGGGCAAGGTTGAGCCAGTCGTGGAGCGGAAGGTCGTTGCACAGTCAACCACTACGGCAGTCGTGGGTGCAGTGATCTGGGTTCTTCACAAGAACGGTATCAACTTCGATCAGGCCGAGCAGCTTGTTCAGTGGGTTGTCCCAGCTGTTCTCGGAGCGGTTGCTGGTTATCTGGCCAAGCACACGGTAAAGCCAGTGGACGCACCAGTAAAGTAGGTCGCTCTGTGGCGTTTTGAGAGCATGAGCAAGCGAGTCTCTACGATGTCTAACCTAGTGAGATCGCATAGAGACGCTAATCGTCCTCGAAGCTTCACATTGTGGTAAGCAAGGTCTAATTTCGAATCTCTTTGAGGGAGAGATATGCCCAGGGCTACAGCACAGATCAGCGACTTGGTCCACAAGGACCTCAACACGTTGCCAGAAGGTTACGTCAAGCTTCGCAGGATGACCTATGGTCAGAAGCTTCAGCGGCAGCAGATGGCCATGAAGATGATGATGTCAGGCGACTCCAAGACCAAGGAGATGCAGGGCGAGATGGCCTTCGTCAATGCCTACGCTACGGCGTGGTCATTCGGCGTGTGTGTCGCGGAGCACAACCTGGAAGACGAGAACGGCAAGTCGCTGGACATGAACAACATGAAGGATGTCCAGCGACTTGATCCTCGCGTTGGTGAGGAGATCGACACCTACATCAACGAACTGAACAACTACGAGGAGCAGCAGACCGAAGAGGGAAACTAGAAGGCCGGGTTCGTGCAACAATATTGATGAACCGTGATCCTGATGATGAAGTACGGTTTGCCATCGAGATGACGCAGCTTTGTCAGGCATTAAATTGTTTGCCAGGACCCGGCGGTCTCCTTCAGCAGGACTCGTACTACGTTTGGATGATGCAAATCGTCCTTCACGCGGAGGCCGAGAAGGCTCAACGTGAACAGGAGAGGAAGAAGTAGATGTCACTAGGGTCTCGCGAGATGCTACTGATCATCCGTGCACGGGATGAAGCGTCCAAGGTTCTCGCGGGACTCGGTGCTAACATGGCTGTCGTCGATGCTGAGACGAAGCAAGCAGCCACATCTACACGTGCTCACGGCGCTGCACTAACCACAATCGGCGCCGTGAGCACAGTGGTAGGTGTTAAGCTTGCCAAGTTCTATACTGACTCGGCTAATATGGCTGTCAAGTACAACAACGAGGCCGCTCGTACGTTGACTCAGGTTGATCAAGCTGGTGTGAAGGTTTCCGATCTGGCAGCCATCGCAGAACGTGTCGGCAATAAGATTCCTGCACCGTTCGAAGAGATGCAGTCGTCACTATACGACATCTTCTCCTCTATGGACGTGAACACCAAGCAGTCAGAAGCACTCCTAACAACCTTCTCCAAGGCAGCAGTTGCTGGCCAATTCGATCTACAGGGCGCTGCTCGTGGATCGATCGGTATCATGAACGCCTTCGGCTTGAGTGTCAAGGATGCTGGACACGTTGAAGACGTGATGTTCGAGTTGACCAAGAAGGGTGTCGGTACCTACGGCGACTTCACCAGTGCCATTGGTAGGGCTACCCCGTCAGCTGTGAAGGCTGGTCAGAGCTACGAAGAGCTCGCAGGCATGATGGCATTCTTGACTCGTAACGGTCTAAGCACTGCAAGTGCCTCTGCGTCAGCTGCTCGTGCGTTGGATGCTATGTCCAACCCAGCGACTGAGGCTCACATGAAGGACTTGGGCCTCACAGTCAAGAACGCTCAGGGCCAGTTCAAGCCAATGACGCAGATCATCCAGGAGATGTCCGACAAGCTCAAGGGTATGACTAAGCCTGAGCAGGCCGAGGCATTGAAGGACATCTTCAAGGGCTCTGGCGGTACTATTCAGGCGATGCGGTTCTTCAACGTCGCCATGACTCAGACTGGTCAGTACACCAAGCTCACATCTGACATAGTCAATAACTCTTCAGGTCAGATGGATAAGGCCTACAAGATCATGTTCAAGCAGCCGCAGACTCAAATGCAGCTCCTGAACAACCAGTGGAAGATCATGCGGACGGAGTTGGGTGAAGCTTTCATTCCGTCGGTGAATAAGCTTATCGCAGTCGGTTCAAAGCTTCTTGGCTGGTTCAACAATCTGTCTCCGCACACCAAGAGGCTCATTGCCGAGATTGGTCTGATCACTGCTGCACTCCTGATCTTCGGTGGCATCATCATGGTCATCGTAGGAACATTCCTAATCTTCAGTGCGGCAGCTGCTACTGCAGGTATTGGTCTTGGAGCAATCGCCCTTACTATTGGTGTTGTCATTCTCGCAGTTGCTGCTCTGGGTGCTGCAGTATACTTCATCATCAAGTACTGGGGTCCGATCACAGACTTCTTCAAGGCGTTGTGGAAAGATGTCAAGGCTATCTTCTGGGATGCTTACAATTGGGTGATGACAACTGGCTTGGCTTGGATCAAGCAGTACATTGGTATGCTCCAGACTCTCTGGGACTGGCTAGTTACCAACACCGAGGCAGCGTGGACTACTGTTGAAGGTGCATTCACAACTGCATATGACTCTGTCCTTAGCTTCACCTCCGCGTTCTGGGACGATGTTAAGAAGTACTGGAGCGACGGTGTATCGGCAGTAGAAGGTTTCTTTAGTCCCATCACTCAGTGGTTCCAGTCGCACTGGGATGAGATTAAACAAGTCTTCTGGGTCGCAGAGCAGGTTATCGCCGATGGTTTAAGGACCATGTGGGCGATCCTAGTAGCCATGTGGACGTTGGAATTCGCAGTCATCAAGGCTGGCGTTATAGTCACATGGGACATCATCAAGACTGTATTCTCAATCGCCTGGGCAGCCATCGTCATGGTTACCAAGCAGGCCTGGGATATTATCTCGACGTACTTCAAGATCTCCTGGGCTATTATCGTTGCGGCCACTACGTTGGCTTGGGACGCTATAGTCCTCATCTTCAAGGTCAGCCTCGCTATCCTTGAAGCGGTCGTGAAGATCGCCTGGGATGCGATCATCCTGATCTGGAAGATTGCATGGGATACTGCAGTTGCCATTGTCAAGGCCGTCTGGGTTGTCATCTCGGGCGAAGTCAAGATAGCTCTTAACCTCCTGGCACTGATCTTCGGTGTCGCTCTTGACCTCATTACAGGTCACTGGAGCAAGGCTTGGGATGACATTAAGAAGTATGGCCTTGCAATCCTTAACGACTTCATTGCCATCTTCAAGAGCCTGTGGAACATCTTCGTTAACTGGTTTGCCGGATCGCTAGCAGCTATCCTCCAGTTCTTCACGAACTCGTTCAAGGCCATCTGGGATGCTGGTAAGACCATCTTCAAGGCCTTCATCACGTGGCTCAAGGATAACTGGACCACTCTGTGGAACACCATGAAGACTATCCTCTCCGATGGTTGGAGTGGACTCAGCAGCTTCTTCAAGAACGGCTTCAAGGGCCTTAAGACCATCTGGGATACCTTCTGGGGTGGTCTGTCGAAGACGTTCACTGATATGTGGACAGGCATCAAGAGTGTAGCCACTGCTGCATGGTCTGGACTGAAGGGCATCTTCACTGCAGGTGCCAACGATGTTCGGGACGTGTTGAACTGGTTTATCGACGCCGTCAACAAGATCCCTGGTGTACCGAACATCCCGAAGATTCCGAAGTTCGGTGGTGGCGGAAGTAGTAAGAACACTAAGCAGCAGCTTGGCGGAACCGTAGTAAAGAAGGGTAACACCGTCGGCGAGAACGCCATGGGTGGCGGAATTGCTGGAGGATCTTGGTCGTGGGTTGGTGAGCGTGGTCCTGAGCTTATTCACGTCACCAAGGGTCAGTCGGCGATGGTGTACAACGCCCAGAAGTCCTTGCAGATGGCTCAGCGCGTTGGTATGCCAAACATTGGTAACCACGCACTCGGCGGCATCATTGGGTCGATCGGATCTACGGTCAAGAAGGGTGCAGAGAAGGCTGTAGACATTGGCAAGGCAGGTCTTCAGAAGGCTGAGTCGCTCGCCCTCAAGCCTGCTGACGCTGCTCTAAGTTGGGCACTCCACCACTTCATTCCGAAGGGTGGAATGTTCCTCGACGTTGCCAAGAACCTCGCAGGCAAGATTCGTCAGAACGCCGTCAACGCTTTGAAGGGTGTTCTAGGTGTAGGTAGTGGCTCGGGCAACGGTGGTGGCTCTGGACATGGTGACATGTCTGCACATAGTGCCTCTGCCGCTAAGGCTCAGGCGTACGCCAAGACGTTGCTCGGATCGTTTGGCTGGGGAACCAACCAGATGTCGAGCCTCATCTCCCTGTGGAACGGGGAGTCCGGTTGGAACAACCTGGCAGCGAACCCGACCTCTACGGCGTTCGGTATCGCGCAGTTCCTGAACGGCACCTGGGCTGGGAAGAAGTTCCCGAAGACGACGAACTACATGCAACAGATCTTCGACGGCATGCAGTACATCAAGGGTTCATACGGGAACCCCTCGAATGCCTTCAGTCAATGGTCTGCACGATCGCCTCACTGGTATGACAATGGCGGTCTCTGGTACCCAGGCACGATGGGTATGAACCAGCAGTCGAAGGGTAGTAAGCCGGAGAAGGTTCTCACAGACGAGCAGTTCGAGGACATGCACGAGTTGGCTCAGCGTGGCATGTCTGGTGGTCAGACGATCAACGTGTACACTCAGGAAATCAACCCGATCAAGCATGCAGCCGATCTCGGATGGGAACTGCAGAGGAGGGTAGGATAAATGACCGCTCCAGCTCTGGACATCTTCGCCTTTCAGTTCCGTGACGACGGCGTGCCTCTCAACGTTGACGATATCAGTATTCCGTTCGTCGACATCACAAGTGTCACTGGTCTTGACAATGCTCCATTCCGTCAGACCACTCAGGACCGTGAAGGTATGGATGGGGGGTATGTCGATGCAGAGTTTGAGACACTTCGAACAATTGTACTCGCTGGCAACGTCTATGGGACTGACAACGTTCTTGAGACGTATCTTAATCAGCTTAAGGCGAACTTTGCACCGAGCAGGAATGCCTACCCCTTCTACTTCCGTACAGCTGATGGAGGACAAAAAGTCCTCTACTGCAAGTCCGGAGGATGTAAGTACGACTGGACTCAGACCAGAAGAACTAACGTAGTAGCCATCCAGTTCACGCTGATGGCAGAGGACCCAACGATCTACGATCCTGACCTTATCACGGCAACAAAGGACCTTGCGCCGACGGTTATTACTGGTCGTGGATACGACAAGTCTTTCAACTACGGCTATGGTGGTGAGTCGACATCAGCTTCTGTCATTATCACCAATACAGGCAACAAGCCTTCACCTGGCATCTTGTCGATCGCTGGACCTATCCACTCCGGGTTCTCCATCACAAATGATGCCGATCTGGACAATGATGGTAATGCACGGATGATCATTATCAACCAGATCATCAATATCGGCGACGCATCAATCGACATTGACCTGCGTAAGAAGACCATCCTGCAAGGAACTACCAACCGTCGTAATGCTATGACGCCTGACTCTCGATGGTGGATGTTTCAACCAGGAGACAACAACATCAGGTTCCTGGGCGCTTCTGGCGGAGGTACAGGTCCTCTCTTGACCATCACGACACAATCGGCTTGGAGGTAAGTTAATGGCAATTCGCAACCCAGCCGGTTGGCTGCAGCTACGTGACGACCACACGTCTGAGAACGACCGTCTGATGATCAACTCCCTCTTGCAGGGAGATGGTAGCGGTGGCGGAGGAATGAACTTCAATGCGGGAGGTGTCCGTTATGACGACGGCAACGCCTTCTGGGTGAAGCAAACCTCCACAGCAAGTATGAATGTCCAGATCACCCCTGGCATTGCATATGTGCTTGGTACACAGGGTGGTACACAAGGTCTGTACACAGTTATCAACGATGCTATCCTCTCGCAGGCTATTAACACAGCCGACCCGACAAACCCTCGAAGCGACATCGTCTTCGTACGTGTACAGGACGGCAACTACTCGGGGACAGTGAATGCTGCCAGCATCGGCTACTCAGCAGGTACTCCTGGTGTAGGTGCTCCACCTCCCACAGCTCCTGCGAACAGCCTGGTCCTGGCTCAGATCTCGGTGCCAGCAGGTGCGTCGACAATCACCACAGCACGTATCACTGACAAGCGTCAGGCAGTCGTTGCAGCTGGTGGTGTTCTGCCGATTAGCCCTGCGAACGGGATGTCCTACCCGGGCGCCTTCGAGGGTCGTCTTGTCTACAACATGGACACCAACAAGCTTGAGGCGTACAACGGCTCGAGCTGGCAGAGTTCCGATCCCGTTATCATCTCAGGCAAGGGTGCTCCGAACGTTGGTATGAGTCCTGGCGATGACCACGACACGACGTTCAACATCACGATTCCTCGTGCAGGTCGCTTGCTGATGCAGGCACGTATTCACTTGAGGCTGTCGCAGGCTTCTGCAGGAGCGTCTTCGCACCAGGAGATGTTCTATGCAGGCGTCAGCATGGATGCGCAGGATGTGTCTGTACCTCAGATCAACGCTGCAGGCACTACACACTTCAGCGTCTTCCTGCAAGGTACTCGGGACGTATCAGGGCCAGGAACAGTAGCCATTATCCTCCGAGCCAACAACAGCATGGCGGTTGGTTCAGGTGGAGGTACCGTTCTTTACGTAGACTACAGCTTCTCGGCTACGCTGGGGGCTGCTGGTGCGGCGGTCTCATGAGTGGCGAAGTCACGTACATCTTCGCCGACCTACTCACGAACGAGATCCTCGGCGAGATGTCTTTGTTCGGTACGTACTTTGAGAAGTACGTCAATAACACTGGCAACTGCAACTTCTCGTACAAGCTTGGTCAAGGTGGTACATTCGACAGCCAACTTGACGATCGTCTTGCTCTACAGTGCACGATCCCGGGTAGGACTGCACTGTACGTTGACCGAGATGGAGAACTCGTATGGGGTGGCATTCTCTGGTCGAGGACATACCAGTCACAAGCGAAGACAGTGTCATGTACAGCCCAGACGTTCGAGTCCTACTTTGCTCACAGAGTCGCGCACCTGAATGCCCTGTACGTAGCTAGTGTACATTGGGACCAGCGTAACCTAGTTGCCGATCTGATCATGAAGATGGCAGCTGAGTACAGCGACGGATCGTCTGACCTTGGCTTCATCTTGCCTGATACATTCCCTACTGAGGTGGAACGTACACTAAATGTGTGGGCTTATAACTTTGGCCTCTACAGCGACTTCATCAGTGGTGTGTACCAGCTAGACGATGGCTTCGACTTTATGGCAGATGTTGCCTATCTGGGTGGAGCGCCACGTAGGTTCATCTACATGGGCTATCCGAACCTGGGTGACCCTACAGGTGATCCTAACATGACAACGTTCGACTACCCTGGACCGATCGCTAACTACTACTGGCCCGAGACAGCTTCTGCAGGAGCTAACAACGCCTGGTCAGTAGGTGCGGGAGATGGTACAAAGAAGATCTTCGGCAACGCTGTTGATACTCCGTCACTTGCAGCTGGGTATCCTCGACTGGACATCGTGAACAGCTACACGGATGTTACTCGTCAGCCTACGATCGACGCACATGCCGCTTCTGACCTAGCTGCAGCGCTCGTTCCGAACTCCGTTCCTTCGATCACCCTGAACCCTCAGGACTTTGGCTTCAACGGATTACAGGTCGGTACGTACGCTCGCTTGGTCATCGAAGATGTTCGTTTCCCAGATGGTTTCGACACTGAGATCAAGGTCAATGGTTGGCAGTGGACTCCGAAGTCCTCTTCAGGGTCTGAGACAGTAAACCTTGTCATTGCAGGAGCAGACCAGTGACAACTTACAACAAGCCACCAGACATTATCCAGGAGCTTATCGACCTGAAGGCCAGAGTCCGTAAGCTGGAGACAACGTCGCCGATCATCTATTCGATCGGTACAGCTGACACTGGGTCCCTCACGATCGACCTCGTCACAGGTAACCTCATCTTCACTGACAAGAACGGGCACTCGACTACGGTCGTCACTTCGACCTAGTCTACACAGACGGACACCCCGGACCTCTATCGGCAACTCCTGCTCCGATAGCCCTCAGGTCCGGGGTGTCTTTTGTCTGCAGGTATCCTCTCCTATCGGCCGCGTAGCTCAATCATTTCGGTCCGCAGCGGGTAGGTACCTGCAGCTTAGGGGCGGAGAGCCTCGAGGATCCTCCGTCGCCAATCCGTGTTGAACCGTAGTAAGTAGTTGACCAGATGGGCAGAAGCATCCATCGCGTGAGGCCATCCAGGAAAGTACAACCCTAACTTCTTTAGCACGTCTGCTGTCACTGGGTTGCCCTTATCCTTACCGCCCTGATGAGCCGTCTGAAACACAACGGGTCTACCAGTTTGCTGCTGCCACAACTTGACGATGCCGATGTACTCCACAGAGTCCAGAACCAGTCCTGGTCGGCTCTTGTTCCTGTATTCGAACGATTCGCAAACAACGGTGAAGTCTTGATCCGTCTCTTGTAGTTGCAGCAGGTCGTACAGATCCTCGTGATGGGCGCCATCGAGCTGACCACAACACCACAGGGCGCCTAAGACAGCACGGGAGTTAGGATCTCCCATGACGAGCTTACCGGAGAGGTCAACACCGATTGGCTGGGGATTGCTTGCCATGGTAGCCCAGCCAGTTGTACCGCCTGGGTCTAACGACAGGATCTTCACGCCATGTCTCCCCAGGTAAAGAACTGCACTGTCCTACCTAGCACCTGAGCCAGAATGATGTCGAGGTTATCAATGGCGATCTCGACGTTTCTACCTGAACCGCGGCCTCTACCTTTCCACTCGTCAAAGGTAAACACTTGGTGGTAGTCCAGAACTGAATCTGGTCCACAACGAAGACGATCGGCTTCCGACTGGTCAATGGTTAGCAGGATACGAGTCCAGCCAGGATAGGCTTTGGTCTTCTTACCTTCCTTGACCCACTCGACCGCGGCAGTAGTCTTACCTGATCTACGGCCTTGCTGAATGATTGTGGTCACGACTGCAACCTATCCACTCGGTACTGACGGATATGAGCTAGAGCGGCAGCTGCAGCGTCGTTAGGCATGCCCATCTCCTTCATGAGCCAGTCACAGAGACCTGCATCGTGCTCTGCAGCTTCGGCAGCTTCCAGAAAGGCAATGGCTGTCTCCCGAGCTGTACCAGGAGTCATCTGGGTAGCCTTCTCATCCCAACGCAAGATGACGAATGGCTTTCCGTCGAAGAGGCTAACGCCTGCTTCTAACTGGAAGGCCTTATTCTCAATCGGTTCAGGCTTCCTCTTAGCCATCACATGCCTCCCCAAGTGATTAGGTCGACTGGAGCGCCTACCATCTGGAACAAAATGATGTCCAGGTTGTCGATAGCGATTGCCGGGCAGGCCCTGCCTCGCCTGGCGCGCTGCCACTCCTCGATATAGAATACCTGTCGGTAGTCCAAAGGCGCAGTCGGACCATTACGCAGTCGATTTGCCTCTTCCATACTGAGCACCAGCAGGATTCGAGACCAACCAGGATATCCTGGCACCCTCTTTCCAGCCTTGACCCATTCTATGGCCTTGGTGGTTTTACCCCACCCACGACCTTGATTGATGAACTCTGGCATCAGTCCTCCTCGTCAGGTACGATGTTGATCCAGAAGCAGTCGTTCGCTTCGTCGAAGGTGGTCATGCTCTCGATGTTGTGCGAGTCACCCTGATCGTCCAACACTTTGATGGTTTTTCCCTGCAGCTTGTCTGGAACGTGACTGCCCAACAAGTCCATCAGCTCGCCGTAGTTCATAACATACTCCCTGTGGTGTCTTGTATCAGAACGAAGAAGCTAGACTCTAAGCGATACCTTGCTGCCTTTAGAGTAAAGGATCGATGACGATTTCAGTCTCTTAGCGATCTCACCTAGTTAGACTCTGAAGAGACTTTAGAGCTCACCAAACTTCTTTAAGCAGTGTGACAGCTTTGTGTCTCCACGTGTCACTTTAGTTGGCGGCATACTCTCACGAATGACTGTAAGCCAAAGGCTTATAGCCTTAGCTCCGTAGAGGCGCCATGTATATCGGTAAGGTGCTGCTGGCGGTGGCTTGTATACTGCACCACCCCATAGAGTGACGAGTTCTCTAAGAGGTTCGACGTTACTCTTAAATGCCTCTAGTGCAAACGTTCTACCGTCGCCGCAGCGGCAGAACGATCCGTGCTTCTCGAAGAAGTCTAGTGCCTCTTCAGTGGTCATTTTGGAATATCCAGCTCCTTGTTAATCTCGTCCAGTTCTGCCTGGAGCTCGTCGATGCGGGCTTCGATGACAGCCTTACGGCGCCTTAGCGATCCCGTCTTCTTAGGTACCACGACCAGATTGTGGGCAGAGAGGTCTGTTCGGGCTCCCTTGAATCTAACCATCTCGTCAGTCGCAAGTGGACGATGGAGGAGTTCCTCTTCCGCCACAATGTGATGCGTGAGCCTCCAGCCTCGGTCTTCGGTACGTGTGTAGTGATATCCGTTGGGTGAGATGCGGGTACTACCAACGGTTGCCTTCTGACCTCTTGCCATGCCTCCTCCTCTCTCGGCTTAGTCTTAGGACGTCTTCTAGGGTCACGCGCTTGGTCTGCTGCGAGTCCGTATCGGAAGTCGCACCATTCGTCTGCGTTCCATCTTGGTCCTGTGATTCTTGTTGGTCGCCAGTCCATGTTACTCTCCTCGGCGTCACTAAACCTCACCCCAGCTCGCGCCGACCTTGCAGTCGACCTGGAATCTAACGTAGTCGCCAACTACAGCCTTGCCATGCTTCAGCATGACTTCGCTCATCACGGCAGTCACTTCGTCGGCATCGGCGGCATCACACTCGGCGAGGATAGAGTCGTGAACGATATTACGGAGGAAAGCCATTCCTCGAAGTCGTACGCGAAGTTCAGCCGCCGCCCCAAGGCAAATGTCGCTGGATGTAGACTGAGGCAGAAAAGCCAGGGCCTCTTTAAGTACATCGTCCTTATTGTCGTTGGTAATGAGCCAGAAGCGACGGCGTCGTCCGAAAGGAGTAACAAGATCTTCGCCCTGCAGAACACGCCGTTGAACATCCTGACGCCAGGCCACAATGCCTGGAATAACGTCAAAGAATCGTCGCATTCCATCTCGTGCTTCTCGTTCGGAGATCTTGAACTCTTGGGCAATGCTGAAGGCTTCACGACCGTAAGCGAGTCCGTATACATAAGCCTTGACTCGGATACGTAGCTCCTTCTTAGCAGCTGCATCCACGTCTCCGACGTTGGGATAGAGTACGGGTGTGAGCTCATTGAAGAGGTCTCGCGTCGGGTCATTGAAGATCTCCCGGAAGTACTCATCCTGAGCTAGGTAGCAGGCTATTCGAAGTTCAGCCTGACTGTAGTCAGGTTGGACGAAGACTCGTCCAGGTTTCGTAGGAATGAAAAGCTTTCGGATGACAGACTCTCGAGGAACGTTCTGGAGATTCGGATTTCGACAACTAAGTCGTCCTGTTGTAGTTCCGTGGACCAGGAATGTGGGGTGAACTCGACCCATGTAGAGCCGCTTTCGTGTTCCCTTGATGTATGTCCCGTAGAGCTTTGCTTCGCGTCGGTGTCGTAGTAGGATCTCACAGAAGCGGAAGAGGGCGGTGTCCATCTCACCACGTCGTGCCTTGACGTCACAGATCTCCTGGAGAACATCCTTGGCAGTAGACTCAACTTGGACTCCTAGCTCCGCCAATGCCTTCTTGACCTGAATGGGCGATCGGGGGTTGATCGGCCCCTTAGCAGGGTCGGAATACTGAAGGCTGAGTTCTTCCTCGATGTCGTCGATCCTCTTGAGGTAGGTCTCAGTCATCTCGTTCAGGAGCGGGATATCGACCTTGAGGCCATTAAGTTCCATGAACATAAGTTGATTGGCAGCTCCAACAAGAAAGTCATGGAGCCACCGAAGATTGCGTCCCTCCGGAAGATACCATTGGGTAGGCGCAGGCTCATCTTCGAGTCGCTGACGAAAGATATGGTAAAGAGCCATCGTACATACAACGTCGTATGCGTTGTATTTGTACAGTACAGGTCGTGGCACGTTGGCATAGCTTTCACCCCCACGAACGTAACGTCCAAGCTCGTCGTCATACTGAGGCGCTCCCAGGATCTCGACGGACATTTGCTTGAGGCCGTGAATGCCAGGACGCTCGTCGAGGACGTAGCTGGCGATCATGGTGTCGAAGAATGCTTCCAGGCTGCCCATGAGTGGGAAGAGGCCAGCCAAGTCGAACTTGAGGTTCTGTCCGATCAGCTTAGCCTTGACGAACAGTTCCCTCAGGGCTTCGATTACCACCTGCGATTTGCAGGCCTCTTCACCGAATACCACGGCCTTGCCCTGTGCATAGCAAACCCCGATACACAGCATCTGGTACTTGTTCGGGTGGTCGAAGGAGGTGTCCTTCTCAATACCAACCTCAATATCCACCACCAGTTCCGGAAATGGTCTAAGTTCACCGCATGCCTGCATCGCTGACACTTCATCGTCGACGACTACGAACTTGGGCTCTTCCCACTTGTTGTTCGGGTCGAACTTGACCTTCCCGATATCCGTGACGAGATGCGGAAACATGTCTGCTGCACGAAGGCACGCGGCTGGATGTATGGTAGGGATGACGCGAACTCCAGGGAGCGTGCTTGTCGACTTCCCGGGCCCGACACGAAGTTTCGTGATGCCAGTGCGAGTTTGCAGAATCGTTTGTGCGGCTGCATTACCGAGAGCGACCACTGTCTCCACGTGTCGTCCCTGTAGATCGCCACGTAGCCGACCCACACAAGCTCGGAACGCTTCAGCAGGAGGCGTACTCCCATCTGGTGGTCGACAGAGTGCTGCATTGGTAAGGAGCGTATCTCCACGTCGAATCCCATGATGCTGGAGTACGGAATCCAGGAGTTTCCCACTGGCACCGATGAACGGTTTGCCATATCTTGCTTCCTGCGCACCTGGCGCCTCCCCTACGAAAGCGATCTTGGCTTCGGCAGGTCCATCTGAGGGGACGAACTTACCAGCCTCTTGAAGAGGGCAATGATCACAGTCAGCACCCTCTGCCTTGATGATGCCCACTAGTCACCTACCAGCTCGAGGAGCTCCATGATGTTCCTCTCGACGAGCCCACGATCTATCGGGTGCATATCGAAGTAGTCATCAGTCCGTGTGAGGACATGCTTGGACGTAGCTAGCGACTGACTGCACTTGGCATACACGTAAGGCAGCGAAGTGTCTATACTACGAACACCCTTGGCAAGGTCACGATTGTACATCTCTTCCCTGGCAAACTCAGACATGCCGAGGAAGTGAATGTGGAAGCGACCAGGGTAGGCTCTTTGGATGTGAGCTGCCAACATGTGCCTGACGAGAATGCTGCTACCGTGACCGTTACTAAGGGTCGTATGCATGTGCTTCGGGATACCAATCGTACGCACCCAACGCTTCTCGACTACGCCTCTGACGGTCTCAAAGAACTCAGAGTAGTCCAAGCCTTGAGCAACTACCATGTATCGGAAGCCTGGCAAGATCTGCTCCTGGAACTCTTGTACCTTGTCCAGCGTGCCACGAACGCTTTGCATTACGTCAGGTACCACGATCTCGGTGGGCCTAAGCTCCCTGGCGATCTTGTTCAAGGCCTCCGTGCTCCACAGAGTACCTTCGAAGGCACCGTTGTCCAAGATGACAAGGTCGCCTCGACGTACTGTTTCTGCGTACGTGTTGCGGTAGGTTACACTTCTGTCCCATAGACTGGGTAGCACAAGCTGAGTGCGAGTATCCAACACGTCGCCGATGTGGCTGAGTGGTGGAATAAGGGCGATGTCAGTCACTGATGAAACCTGCTTCATGACTCACGTTGAAGGTGGTTTCGTCCATCGAGTCGACGAGCTCCATCTCAGCGACCTCGCCGTTGTCGTATTGCTCCTGCATGAAGGTTGCAACTTGCTCCTCGGTCTTGCAACCGGGGAAGACACTCTGATCGATCTCCCCGCCCGGAAGACGAGGTGGCTCGAACGTGCCTTGAAGAGTGATACGAATTGCCATTACTTGCCCCACATCTCTCGTAGTGGCTTGAACTCGTCAACAGGCATCTGGCCAGTGCTGACTTCTTCACCAGCGTCGCCAATGACATACTGCTGAATGAACCAGAGCTTGATGAAGGTGTATCGGGCGTAGTTGGCCAGATCGACAACCTCCTCCATTGCCATCCGAAGAGTGTCGGTCTGCAAGAAGCCTGTCGCGCCATACTGCTCGGCGCCAGCCTCATGTCTTCCTCGACACCACTCGTCAAAGGCGTCGCTAGCCTGTTGGAGTGTCTCCGGCGACGCCGTTTTGTACGGGGACGTCGAGTTGGGGCTTGACTCCGAATCGCCGGATGTTCTCGGCTCGTTTGACTGCATATGCTTGCTCCAGGTCGATGTTGAGTAGTGCGGCAGTGTTCAACAGGTAGATGTAGACGTCGGTGACCTCCATGGCAACGTCGAAGCGAACCTTCGCGTCCTTGAAGCTAAGAGAGCCCCGTTCGATCTTCTTGACCAGATTGGCAAGCTCTCCTACTTCCCCTGCAAGGCTCAGGACATGGTGCGGAAGACTAGGCGCAACGTCAGGAAACCAACGCTTGCTGTCTTCCATGCATTGGATGGACAGCTTCGCCGTTGTGCTGGGCTCGCGTCCTTTTCCATTGCTGCTTTCATTCATTATATCATACCGCCCTATGGAATCTCAAGACCCTATTCGGGGTCAACTTCGATGATGATGATGTACGCACGTTTGTCGCGTGCCCATTTGGTGGTGATCTTGGCGTTCTGCTTGTCGAACTCCTCATCGTCACCAGATGGGAATTCCAGTATCACACCGGAGAGTTCAACGTTCACGGCAGCATCGACATGAACTCGGCCTTCGCCGTCCGGTTGTGATCCGCGAACACTCCCCTCATGCAGCTCGTCGTGGTCAGCGCTCCCGGCATTCCCACACCGCGCATCGCCATACATAGGTGCTCACCCTTCATGACGACAGCGATACCTCTGGGAGCCAACTTCTCCTCGAGGAAGTCGGCAATGGCAACCGTGAGGTTCTCCTGCACCCACAGTCCCTTGCTGATGTTCTTCACTGCGCGGGCGAACTTGCTCAGGCCCGCAATGCGTCTTTCAGGTACATAGGCGACGTGCGCCATACCGAAGAACGGAACTACGTGGTGGTTGCACAGAGCGTAGAACGGCATGTCCTGAACGACAACCATCTCGTCGATGTGTTCGGTATTCTCGAACGTAGTGAACTTGTACTCTTCGGGTGTCGTCATCTCACGAAGCATCGTGGCGAATCGCTTAGGCGTATCCTGCCCGTGCTCAGAGTTCACATCTAGCCCTGTGGTGTTATGCAGTAGGGCCCGCGCGAGGTCTATATCGCTGTCTGACAACACGAGTCGTGGGTGAGTGCCTCGCCCCATTTCCTTCAGGTCTACCTCTCGCTGCATGGCTGGCGTCAGAGGGTTGTTGTACCAGTGAGGTCCCTGTTCGCCTACAGTTGGATATGTGTTCTTGACATAGCTGAGGCCTGCCTTGGTGTTCTCCTCCTCTTTACTGTCGAACAAGTCCTCGAACTCCTCGGCGTTGTTCTCGTCAGTAATGCTAGTATGAGGAGGCTGACAACCATCACCGACGTAGTGTGTAGCGTCTCTGACTGGTGCATTGTTCACACGATCGACAACGTCTTTGTTCTTGTCGAACCACTCGTCAACAGGCATCCCCACAGGCTTCTCGGGGTTCTGTCCGGGCATATCAGATTCCTCTCTGCGTACGATCCCAGATGTAGTTGTGTACCTGAACATTCATCTTCCAAGGCATGCCTGACTTGACAAGCCACTCGGCGAGGACCTTCTCCTCCATCTTACCCCAGACCACGCCGACATAGGTGTCGATGTTGTTATACCGTGCAATGTACTTATCGTACAGTACCTCAGCCAGTTCTAGGTCGTCTTCATTTGCAACGACGAACTTGATGGCATGACGTCCAGAGGACTTACCCAACATGTCGACATTGTGATACCGCATCTCGTTGCTGCAGTCCTCGCCGCTGGATGGGAGCTTCCAGTCCATGCAGAAGGTGATACGGTTCACAGCCCACTCAGGGTAGGCAAGAGTGCCGTTGGAGAAGCACTCGATGTTCTTGTCGTTCCAGAGCAAGTTGGTCAGCATCTCCAGCTCGCGTGTCGACTGGAGGAATGGCTCGCCACCTGTGAAGCAGACGTTGTTCACCTGGAATGTCTGAATCTCGTCATGAAGCTCTGCCACCGTGACCTTGCGCCATTCGTTTCGATAGATTTTCGGGTCGACAGCATAAGGGGTATCACAAGGCCAGCCAGGGCAACGCAGGTTACAGCCACCAAACCGAACGAATAAAGTAGGCGAGCCCACATTGAGGCCCTCTCCTTGTATCGAAGGGTAGAGCTCGGATAGACGCATATCTATTCCTTCCACTTCTTCACCACAACGGAAACGCCCGCGGCGAGTACGAACAACACCACAGCAAGGATAAGGATTTGAACGATCCAAGTCCCGAATTCTGACCAAGCCATTATAGCTCCTAGTCGTGACTGAACGAGGCTCCGTTGACTCGTGTCTCATCGACCTCGATGGAGAGACCGTAGACGAGTGGGTTCTTGTTGAAGTTGTCCCACATCTCGGCGTAGACCCACAAGGCGATGTTCTCGGTCGTAGGATCCTGAGGCCACACGCGAAGACCGGGAAGCTTGCCACCTTCCCAAGGCTTGCCCTGTAAGGTCTCCTGAGGCTTGGCGAACACGAGATAGTCAGCCCACGGATCTAGAGCATTGAGGTGTAGGTGATGATCCCACGTGTCGTCGAGGTAGCTACGGAACGTCTTCTTGACCGAGTGGAAGTCGAGTCCACCGAGGATGCCCTGATCGTTGAGCACTCCGGAGATCGTCAACTTCACTTGCATGCCATGTCCGTGAATCTGCTGGCACTTACCTGGCAGGTTCATCAGGCGATGAGCGATCTCGATGTTGTGTCGAAGAATGATGCTACTGGGCATTGACTGCGGTCCTCCAGTACTCGGGCGACTCATACTCGGTCGGATCTGCAACACCTGCGAGTGCGAATGCTTCGGCGCGTTCAACACATGTGCCGCATCGACCACAGTGGATAGCCGTCCCGTTGTAGCAGCTCCATGTGTTCTTGAACGGGACATTCAGCTCACGACCTTCCGAAACGATGTCGGCTTTGGTCCTATACAGGAAGGGTGTGTAGATAACGAAGTCAGGACGGATAAAGCCTTCGTTCGCCGTGATGAGCAGCTCTTGCAGGCGGTTCACGAAATCAGGACGACAGTCAGGGTAAACGAAGTGGTCACCAGCATGAATGCCCAGAGCCAAGATGTTCGCCCCCTCGGATACCGCAAGACCCGCAGCGATATTCGACATGATAGCATTGCGATTAGGAACCACAGTTGCGGCCATATTGCTTGCTGCATAGTTCCCCTCCGGCACTTCGCGAGAGTGATCCGTGAGGACAGAGGCCTTCAAGAGGCTGGTGATGCTCGTGATGTCCACGATGGTGTGGGCAATGTTGAGGAGGTCGCACGTGAGTCGGGCGTACTTCAGTTCTTTCTTGTGTCGCTGTCCGTAGTCGAACGATACTGCGTGGACCTGCTTCGACGGGTCGATAATGCTGTCGTTGCTGAGCACGTCGTAGAGGAGGACAGTTGAGTCCAAGCCTCCCGACATAACGACAATGGCCTTCTGACTCTTGCGACGCTCCTCCAATGAAGGAAGACCTGCAGCAAGTTCAGCCTGGGTTGCCTGGGACATGGATGCTCCTACTGAATAGTTGTTCGGTTCGGCCTGACTTCTGTCGGCTGATGAGTCCACGCTGCTCTAGTGTCAGGAAGACTTGATCTGCTTCCCGAGCCGAGAGGTGATAGGCTTGCATCAAGTACGATCGCTTGACACCGTTCTTGTTCCTGATGGCTCGGTAGATGGTGTCGAGTTGTTTCTCACCCGTCGACCTACCGAGGTTGTTCATGACATCGATCACGTAGGTGCGCCAGCCACGCATGTAGTAGATGGCATGAAGGATGTCTTGCATCTCGATGGTGATCTTCGAGTCACGTTGTCGAGATGTAGCCATGAGCAATGCTGCCTTCAGTGTCGACTTAGAGAGCCTGTCGAATGTAGGTGTCATGTGCTCAGGGTTCATACTACGCATCCCGAAGTCAAGCATGTCCGCTTCAAGCTTGTTGTAACGGTACCACGCATCGGGTGTCATTGTTGCGTTCCACTCACGTGGAGAGTTCTGTTCGATCTTCTGACCGGCAATAGTGATCGTTGCCTGTGTCTGGTAGTGAGCAACGAGGTCTTGCATCTCGTCCTTGATTGCCTTCTTATTGCCTAGGTTGATCTCTGTGGGAGGACCTAGTGGCTTGAGCTTGCTTACGTCTGACTCTGCCGTGATGAAGATGAATCGGGGCATGAAGCCTGACGAGACTTGCTCCGACGTAAGAAGGTCTTGGATCTTGGTGCGAATACCACCCGCAAACACAATGAGACGAGGGTCGCGTACTTCGATCGTCTCTTTCCGGAGGACCCGCTTCTGCATTTTGCCATCATACAGTTTGGTGAGGAGTTCTGGCATGCCAGCGTAATAGTCCCGCTTGGTGATCTGTTCAAGCAGTCCGGAGAACTCATCACGCAGGAAGACAGAAGGTCGTCCAGGACGCGTTGATAGGCCGCCCAGAAGTCCTTCGATGCTGCCGTCAGTGGCGAGAACGATGTCATCATCAACCTCCATAATGAGGTCCATCGCGATGTCCATAGCTGTAGTCTTCCTGGTCAACGTTGTATCGGCCAGGATCATGAACCACAGGTTTGGGTACACAGTTCCGAATGATGTAGGTAGGCGAACGTTGCCACAGAGAAGAGAGGCCAGGATCGTGAAAGCTCCCGCCTGATGGTACTGCTTCGCTGCGTCGCCCAGCCCGCCTGCCCACTCTATGTACCTTTCTATGAACGTCGGATTGTCCTCTACGTACTGAATTTCCTCATCGGTAAGAAGAGGGACAGCTGAGGCAGCCATTGCTTCTGGAATGGCTACACCACTATGCAATTCGTTGATGTCAAACGCCTTACAGACGTCACGCCAGAGGAACATCTTGTCTCTACCATCACGTCTGTACTTGTTACACTTCGCCACGTCCGCTACGACGTATACCTCTTCACGTTTCATACCTGCTTCAAAGAGGCCTAGCAACATGCCCCAGAGCTTCTTCGACCAGTCTTCATCGGGCTGAGGCTCAATCTGAAAGGCGTTCCAGGTGATAGGATGTAACCTGTTGCGCCTCAGAGCCAGCAGTTCGTCGGCATCCATCGTCGGAAGTTCTTCCGGGAATGGGATGTCCATGTACTTGAATGCCTGGATCTGCGGGTAGACGTCAAAGTCGGTAAGTCTGAACCTTGATCGATTGACCGTGATCATATGAACTTCAGCCGGTGAGGTCTGACCCATCACCTTGCCGTACTTATGATTGTACGTTCCAGGTACACGAAGCAGCTGGGATAGATCCCAACCACTTCGATCAGCACCATCCTGCACATGCTTGTAGGCAATGCGTCTGCTAACGTCTTCAGCCATCTCAGGATCAATGGCTGCCTCGAAGCACCAGAACGCCTGGAATCTATTAGGCGACGACTCAACGACGATGGAAGGGTTTACGTCTAGCTGTTCTGGTTGACACTCGTCGAGATCCGCCCAAGCGTTAGCACATGCGAACACAAAGTCCTTTGTTCGCTTCTTCCCCTTAAGAAGCTGCGGACAAAAATAAACGTCTTCAGTAATGTACCAGCGATTCACGAAGGCGATCATGTCATCTTCTTGATCTGGCCACTTGAAGAATTCTTCCTGGAACTGGTTGTCTTCCTTGTTGATGCTACGGAGTATCCGCGCTAGGCAGACGATCCCTTCGGTTGTTCCGAAGACGGACCTGAAGAAGACACGTCGGACTTCATTCGTCTGAGGAGAGACCACCACTGACAAGGCATTACTCCCCTCCCGCGTTTTGGCCTACTGATTCGTAATGGGGGCTAATCCTCGACAGGATGACTTAGCCGATGAAGGGCTTCTTTGCACATCGGTACCCCTGTGTACGAACTACGGGAGGAGGCTGTTGCTGGCAACCACCGGAGCGCCAGCGGACTTCACACCGTCGATCGGGTAGTAGCTCTTGACCTCGTTCGACTCGTCGACCTCACGGCCATCGTCCAGCGTACGAGCGGGACGCTTGTTGACCTTGACAATCAGATCCTTGCCGATGAGGTCGTCGAGCTCGAACTCCATCTCGCCCTCGGCGTCGTAGCCGACGGCCTGCAGGATGCCCTTGATGCTGAACAGGGCGTGGGGAAGCAACGAAGCCATCCCGAACACCTTGCGGTTGTTGTAGTCGCCCTCCTGAACGGTGTACTCGAAGTTGATGTAGTCCGAGCCAGGGTTCTTCGAGGCAGGTCCCGACTGCTTGATCTCGGCGTCGGTGATCTTGACGTGGTACTTGCCCGTGGGAATCGGGTCGAAGTTACGGACTTCTACGTCGGTGAAATTAACCTTGAGCGGCATTACTCGTCTCCTTCAGACGTTGGCGCTGACGAAGTTGCAGCGACCAGTTTGGGGATGATCAGGTCATGCAGCATGTGCATGGTTGGATCCTCGACGACCATAGGAAGTCGACCCGAGCGATCCTTTGCGACGTTGGCTTCCGTCGCTGCGGTCAGTAGCAACCGCTTGTACTGGATGTCGTCACCATCCCGAATCTGCTTGGCGTAGGCGTACACGACGATGTCCAGGAATGCGGCAACCTCGTCTGCCAGCTTGCCACTGAGTGCAGGCTTCTTCTCCTGAACACCAGTGCGGGGATTCTTGTCGCTCTTGACCAAAGCGGTAAAGATCGTGTTCATGTCGAGATCACGAAAGCCTCGAACAAGTCGACGACACTGTTCGATGTTCTTTCCCCACTCTCGCATGCCAGGGACATCTGGATCCGCCTCTGGCTTCATACGTGCCAAGTCGGTCATGATGTTGCCCATGGAGAACTTCTGCGTCTCGGTCAGACTGTCGATGATGACCGTCTGATAGGGATGCCTACCGCTGTGTAGCTGGTCGTATACGGACTGCAACTCCTTCCACGACTTGACACGAACTACCTTACATTCAGGGTAGCTGTGCGAGAGGGACATTGTTCCACCCTCGACATCGATGACGATGACAGGTCGCATCTCGGGCACAGCATCTGCTGACCCAGCTAGGGTGGTCTTTCCTACTCCGCTGTCTCCGTAGATCAGGATGTTCAGGAACTCCATCTTCTCCTTGGCGGAAACAACCTTCAACCCTGCCAGGTTTTCAGGAGATATGGTTTCCGAAAACACGACAGGGTTTGTTGGAGCAACCATTGTTTCACCTCCCATCTAAATGGTTGTGGACTCACCCGGAGTCGAACCGGGATCTCTACACGCTGCAAGCTGGGGGTCTAGCTGGCTGTGTAGGCTCTTCCTATCTGAGCTATGAGTCCTAGGCTGAGCGGAGCCCGTACGGCATGTGGACAGGTTGTCCGCTCAGCTCTTCCTAGGTAGGTGTCCGCACAGAGCTACCGTTCGGAAGCTTGTGTTACTGGATGGCGATCGGGAAGGTCGCCGTCGCCTGACCATCAGCGGTCGTCACAGTTGCAGAGACCACCGCATCCGAGTTGGAGCTGAGTGCCTTGAACACGAACGTGTCACCCTTGTCGGTGTGAGCGAAGTCCGTGTAGTCGAAGGACGCCTCTCCCGCACCCAGCGAGCTCTGCGTGGCACTGCCATCGCCATTGCTCACCAGGCTGAAGTCGTCAGGGTTCCACGACAACGTGATGGTCCCGTTGACCTGCGGGTTCGCCTGCATCGCCGTGACGGTCAGAGGCGCGTTGTCTCCGACAGCGACCGAGGTAACTGGAACGTTGTTCGTGGAGTCCCAACCCCAGCCGCCGCTTCCGCCGTTGCCCGAAGCTCCCGGCGCACCGTCGATGGCGAGTCCCTTGACGCTGGTGCGAACGCTCTCCTGAAGCGCATCGACACCTTCGCCCCAGTAGACCTTGTTGGCCCACGCGTTGCAGCCCGGGTACGTGTTGGTGCCATCGTACTCGTAGAAGCGACCACCGACCAGACCGTTCGTCGCTGGGTTGACACAGCCCCAGACGATCGGAGAGGTGGTGCTGGCGTGGATGGACTGTGATGCGTCAGCGGAACCCGTGAGACCGAAGGCGGTCAGGAATCCAGCTGCTGCGATACTGCCAAGAATTTTCTTGCCGTGCATTGTACCCTCCCAGGTATGTTTTTAGCTTGTCGCGCCTGTGGTGTTTTGTCAGAGCGTGCCCCATGCACCTGACGTGTCTCGACCCGTAACATTCTCTGGTCCTATACTCGAGACGCCCCACGTGTCCTGGACTAGACCCAGGTGAATCCATCACGCGTCATGTTGCTACCCTCCCTCTATGTTCGGTCGATGCCACGTTGGCCTCGCGGACCCAGTAGTGGTGCTCGCGTTGGTCGTACAAAGTCTTGAGGGTGTACTGGTAATCTTCGCCCATGTTCACGCCCAGGCAGGGCTGACGGAATGCACAGAACTTGCAACTGAAGCGGCCTGGGTTCGGATAGATCGGTAGGCCAGGATCTACGATGTCCTTGGACTCTGTGTAGATGACCTTGCCGATCTCGATGAGTTCGTTCTGGTTCTTGTGAATCTGGTACCGGTGATAGAACTGAGGTCCTTCAGCCTGCAACCAGTCCAGGAAGTCGTCGTAGTATCCACCGTTGAAGCCGAGCTTGTCGTGCTCTCGTACGTGTGCCAGGTAGGTTGGATAGTCGACGTCTTGGTTCTTACTGACGCTGAACAGACATCCTAGTCGCCGTTGCTTGTTCTTCTTCGGCGGTCCCGGGAAGCCCTTCTTCTGCTCATGGTAGACGAAGCCTCTGATAGGCAGTCCGAGTACCTTGCCTAGCGCCCATGGGTATGAGCCTACTTGGTCGTCGAGCTGGAGGAACTCGTCGTCGTCGACACTGAGTCGGGCTGCTGTCTTCCAGTCGAAGATCCAGTAGTCCCCGTGGTCGTCTTCGCCGAGCATGTCAACTCGTCCTGCGAACACGACGCCATTGTCTTCTGGACTGTGCTGACGGCAGTTAGGTAGTTGACAACGAAGCTGGATGCCTGTCTCCGGATCCACGACAGGAACCTCGAAGCTAAGCTCGACTTTGACTGGTCGAAATCCAAAGTCTGTTCCGACGACCTGCTGCGCATAGTACGCCAACATCCCTTGACCAAGCGCCAGACGTTCGTCATAGTCCGCCTGTACCTCGTCTTCCAAGTAAGGAATTGCCTCTTGGGTAAGGAAGGCCTTACGCTGCTTCTCGCAGGTCTCGACGAACGCCTTCTGGGCGAACGCGATCTTGATGTGGATTGGGAAGTCCCACCGAGCTGGGTCGTAGAACGCTTCCATCCCGTTGTGATAGGCTACACCGAACTCCAGCGGCTTGGCTGTGACCTTCGGGTACCAGTTGTCGCGGAAGATCCAATGCCAGCGACGTCTACACCCACGGAATGATTTCCGTTCGGATGTGTGAACTTCATGCGGCACGACTTGCCCCCTCACCCATGCAATAAGCTTGGTGATATGTTGTGCGATCACCAATAATTATATCACCAGTGATCTCACTGCCACAAGGTGAATTTATATACGAACGCTTTGACGCTGGATCAAGACTCCACAGGAAGTGGTTCACTAGACGTGATGTTCACGTTGCAGCCCTTACAACCTGCCTTGTCGCATAGGGTGCAGTAGAATAGGGCTACCCTGAGGCGTTCTAGATCCTCCTGGCACACCTTGTAGGTCGCGATGTGCTCGTGGACACAGCCGCCAGTGACCAGATGGGTCGCTTCTCCCATGCAGTTCATGAAGTTGAAGCAGTACTTCCCCTCCTTATCGCCTGAAGTGAACTCTAGGATGGACCTGAGATCCTGAATAGTAACTTCTTTGAAGTCCGGTATTTCACCCATCGTTGTCATCCCTTCCGTAACGCTTGGTGTGGCGGAGGCCCTTCATTGAGTTACGTTCCGACTTCGTGAGCATGGGATACGGAGGATCCATGATCGCCATGATGGCCTGATGAGCGTCGAGGAACACTGGACAGTCGAGACCATCCCTGGTGCAGCGTCTGTACTTGCACGTCTTCTCGGGACAGCTCTTGACGGCCTGTTCAGCCATCTTCAGTGCTGCCTGACGGAGAGTAACAGGATCGATGTCGTGATCCCCTGCCAGAATGGAGGCATCGGGATCCTTCTCGGCCTTGCCGTTCCTCATACGCGGTGAGGTCATCGCTTGAGACTCGCCGACACCGCCGAGGCGATCAGGTTGGCAGCGTTGTCTCGTACTGCGTTGATGACGTCCTGACGAGCCTTGTTGATGAGGGGCTGAAGCTCCTTCACCATCGACTGGTTCACCTGGTCCTGAAGTAGACCGTTGAACGAGGGAGCACTGCTGCGGTTGCTATAGCTCTCCTTGCCAGGGCGCGTAAGGAAGGCCCTGGTCTCGTCCATGATCAGCTCTCGCAAGGTCGTCTCCTTGCCCAGCTTCTGACCGTAACCAGTGGTGAGCTGGAAGGGCTCGTTCAGAGCCTCGGCGATGTGCGAGGAGATCTGACTCTGGATCGTCTCAGTGACGGTGCTGATGATCTGCTGCTTGACCTCGCGGTCCATCTGCTGCATGAGTTGGGCGACTGCACCTGCGACGATGGCCCCTCGAAGGTCGACAGAGTAGCCTGCAACGCCTACCGAATAGTCACCCTCGTCTTCGTCCAGCACGGTGCCAAGGTTGATCTTGACAACCAGGTCTTCAGACCTCGCCATTGCTTACGCTCCCTGTGGTGTTGTTCAAAGCCGTCTTAGCAGCCTCAAGTGTCGGATTACGGTAGTCACCATCGCCACGGTACTCTGGAGCGACTTCGGTCTTCGGAAGCAGGTTCTTGCCGATCGCAGCGAACCAGTGCTCCCCATCTGCCCATGCGCGAGTCGGCTTACCGCAGACTGCACATACCCACCAGCCGTACTTACGGCCTCGAGTCCAACCAGCGAGCTTACCCCGATGCTTGTCCGAGTTGTCACAGTACAGGGTTGGCTTCTTGTAGACCGCACGTACGTCGGCCTTGACGATAGCTGTGTCGCCACTGATGTGAATGTACTGCGCATCCACTACGTACTCAGTGAAGGCGTCTGCCTCAGCATCGTTGTCGAAGGAGAGCAATACGTACTTAGCCACGTTCCACCATCAGCTTTCTGCCAGGCCTGACATCTTGGATGTCGTAGTACACTCGACGCACACCTTGCCTACGTGTGCTGTTGCTAGGTACTATGACATACTCTTTGATGTTGTCGATGAGGGAGTTGGCTTGGGCATCGTCATCGATCCTGATGGTGACGATCTTAGCCATCAGGTACTCCCCGCCGCTTCTTGTGCATGCTCCAGCGTGTTCAGGAGGTCCTTGTCCGAGTACGGTAGGCCTCCTGGCAGCTTTAGTGCCGTGTCAGTGGCTAGCTGAAGTAGACGACGACACTCAGCGGGCGAAAGGAACAAGTGGATCACCGGCTCCTTACGTTCCACCTCATAGGTAGCCATCAGTTCTCGTCCCACGGTCGTACTGCAAGTTCACCTTCGCCTCGAACACCTGGCGGGTACGTCGATGCGCTCGTTACTGTGTGTAGCTCGTCGTTGACCTTGTGCAGTACACGAAGTAGGTGGTCGTAGCCGTTGGCTTCCGCTCCTAGACCATTTGAGAGCTTGTCGTGTGACTCGTTAGCCAGGGCGTACAGCAACTCGAACTCCTCCTGCGCCAGCTCCAGAGTGACCAGGATGGTCTTCTTAACCCCGAACTGCATCGGAAGTCTCCTTCTTGCGATCGGCCATGACGTCGATGCCCCTCTTGAACGAGGTGACGATCGCTGCTGGCACTACACAGTCGCCGAGCGGTCCATCGACAATGGTCTGGTTTGAATCGTTCACCGTGGCGATGAAGCGATCAGCATCCTTGTCGGTCTCGAAGTAGACCGTGACGCACTTAGCCATCAGTCCTTCACCGCCGACAAGTGCTCGTTGAGCCTGCGCTCCTCTTCCAGCAGCGCGTGGTACTTGCGGTTACGAACGATCTTCTCCAGCTCCTCACGGTTCTTCGGCCGCTTGATCGACATGCTGGAGAACTCGAACGAGATGGTCAGGCCGAGTAGAGTGGCCAGTTCAGCGAACAGAGTGTGTGCTCCGTTCGGAATGTTCTCGTCACCCATCTTTCCGTTCAGGGTGGCAATGATCTCGAGCGAGTTCCACTCGTCGAGTGCGAGTGCCGCAATCTCCTCATCGGAGACCTCGATTTCGTCCTTGTTGATCGTCATGCGGATGTCTCCTCGAGCTTGGGGTGGAGTGGCTTGATGTTGAGGGTGTCGTCGTTGATGTCGCACGCGGAGTCGATGAAGGCGAATACGTCGTTGACATCATCGCTGACCAGACCGTACTTCTCGTAGGCGATCCGCTGACCGTAGAAGCCGATGTTGTTGGGCGGCTCTTCGATGGGCATCGCCACGCCGTCGAACTCCTCGTGCTCGTGAGTCCGTGGCTTGAGGTTCAGGTGCAGTTTCATCGGTAGTGATTCCCCTTCTTAAGGGTTAGTCCACATCGCTTGCAGACCTTAGTTCCGAAGATCGGATAGAACACGTGGATGCTCTTCACGTTTCCTCCGGGTTGGCAGATGTTTTCCTTCTACGACTATTATATCACAGCGCCCTCTAGCCTCACAAGACCTAAACGGCGGTATCCTCGAAGTTTTCTTTGAGGCTCACCGGATAGAAGTCGTGCTTGATCCCTGCACACTTCTCGCCGTGCTTGTGGTGGTGGATGATCGTCTCACCTGCGCCGCGCTTGTCGACGAGACGCTCTTGTGCCTCTTCCTGAAGCTTGTTCAGGTTGATCGTCTTGTCGTCTCCGGCGTACGTGTTGTGTAGGCTCATCGTAGGTTAATGCCTCCAGGCATAGTATGCGGAGACGATCAAGATCATCCCCAGAAAGATCCACATGACTGTCATCTTTGTTTACCACCAGAAATCATTCCAGATACGTCTCATCAAGGACATCACCGGATTTCGGGCATATCCAGAGAATGACAAAACACTGATTGCGACGTTCGTAGGAGGTTTGGACTTTTTCGATACGTCCCTGGCTCTTATTGTATGGATGGCGTTGACCACAGCGCCGACAATACACGCCGACGCTGACGTCACCGATGCTAGGAGGGGCCCATCCACTGCCATTATGCTTCTTCCTCCTCCGCCATTTCGGGTTCCACGTATGGATCTGGGGGTTCTCTGACGGCGTCTGCCTCGGCGATGTCGATGACGGATCGTCCACAGACACACATCTCCTTCTTGAGCTTCCCAGTCCTGATCCAGTAGTACACCATCTGTGGCTTGATGCCATGTGTCTTGGCGTACTCGATCGGCGACGCCTTGCTCTGCTCGGCGATTCGGTCCTCGAGCTCGTCCTGCTCCATCTGGGCGAAGAGCTCGTCAGTGGTCAGTGCTGGTATACCAGTGGACTTGTCGTCCATGGCGCCCACGCTCCCACCGTGTCATCCTCATCGATCCAGAGGCTCTGAACTACTAGGCCACAGTTGATGCAGGTCGAGTTCGCCTTGTTGCCAGAGAAGGTGTACGTGACCTGGTTGTCTTTCACCAGGTGACGATTGCCTGTCTCTGGGCACGTCTTGGCTTGGGCTCGTTGGGTCGCCCTGAACAACTGTGCGTCCGTGTACTTGATGGTCATGTCTATCAGCCTTTCGTTTGCCTGATAGATCAATTATATAACACTAACCGTTTCATCTCAAGCCCTTATCATAGGGTCCATTGAGAAATTCTTTTTGGTGAGCGCTTAGGTCTCTAGCTCGTCTAACCGATTGAGATCCACATGAGACACAAATCGTCATCGATCTTACGTCTTACTGGGGTCGAGATCTCTCTTTGAGTCTCGCTGCTTGGGTTCGTAGCAGAACACCACAGCACGAAACTAGCGAAAGATGGCCTTGAAGCCGCTGAACCAGAAGCGCGTGCACATGTAGGCACGCGCGACAATGCAGCCGCGTTTGATTAGATCCGGTGGCTCTACCCATTTAGGCATTACATCTTACCTCCGGTCTCGTCGTGTAGCTGCCGACGCAGGCGCGCCAGAGCTTGTTCTTTCCGTGCTGGAGAAGCTCCACGGTTCGGGTAGATCTTCTCCTCAGTACGGTTCGTCTCTTCTTTGGGAATCGAACCGTCGTCGTTTACCTGGATGAACCAGCTCGTGTCATACCAGGGGCACACTGAGTTGCGACACGTCAGTGTGTGTAGCATGGCTGGCATCCTGTTCGCGGTGAGCTGCCGTGGCACGTGCCGCTGTGCGGTCTTCTCACCTGGCTTGAAGCACTTTGGACAGCGTGCGGCGTCTTCGTACGAGACATCACCTGGTTGAAGAGCTGTTGTTGGCCGTGGCTCTGGAGCATCGTGCTTACCCATCACTTACTTGCCTCCTCAAGTGTCTGCATGGCCCTAATTAGCTGACCCATCGTCTTCTCAAGCGTACTGACTCTCGAGTTCAGGTCTGCGATACGCTGGTCGCGCATCTCACCGCCCATGTCGCTATTGGCTCGTGCCTCTACACCTGGGCGACGCTTGGACTTGCCCTTGCCGTTGGAGTTGGCTTCCATGTACAGCTCGATTGTCGGCTCGGTGATGAGCTCCCACTGTGAGGGAGACCCTCCACCACCACGACGAAGCTGTCGGATGCAGTCCATGTTCTTGAGGTGCTTGGTGATCGTCGAGTAGTACGGAATGGTGAAGTGCAGCTCCTCGAACAGACGAGTCAGCATGCCCTCGTAGTACACCATCTCCGTGGAGGTGCCTGCGCCATCGGGAGTGGTTCGCTTGGCGTGCGCCATCATCTCCCGGTAGATCTGCTGGCAGTGTAGGAAGTCAGCTGGCGGAGCGTTGTTCGAATCACCTCCCTTGGGACCTGTGATGCCTTCAGGATTGTTAGCGTAGCCCCGCGATCCACGTGCAGGGTGATCGGCATCTCTGTCGAACACGGAGGATGTCATTACTGGCCTACCTTCGCAGCTGCAACGAACTTGTCTCGGGTGCTACGCACTTGCTGAATGTCGAAGTCGATGTCTGCCATCAGCTCCAGCAGCTTGTCGACTGTGTCCAAGGCTACTGAGTCACCGATGTGCTCGTCCTTGGCGTCTTCCATGCACTCAACCTGGAAGGCTAGGAGCTCGCTGACGACCTTCGCCTCGAACGATGTAACACTGACTAGGAGTTCTATACGTCGTGGTTGTGGTTGTTGTCCTTGCATTACTTACCTGCCTTATGTGTAATTACATAATCTCACTACTAAGCGCCGAAAAAGTGGGAGGAGGCCATTTCGGCTACTCCTCCCACCTTAACTTCGGTGGCCGAGCTGGTTACTCCGCCTCTTCCGCGGGCTCGCCCTGCTCCGTTGCAGCTTCGGTCTCGACGACCGGCTTCGCCGCAGCCTTCGCAGCGTCCTTGGCGGCCTTCTCGGTCTTCGCCGTCTCGCGATCGGTCTTCCGCTGCTCCTTGGCGTCCCACCATGCGAGGCCGTCGGCGACCTTGATCTGCGGGCGACCGTCGATCACCTCGGCGGGGAAGGGGTGCTCCTTGGAGGCGTTGCGGATGTACGAGTACACCTGCTGCGGACGGATGTCGACCTGACGCTCCTCGAGCAGCGCCTTCTGGAAGCCGATCGGGCTGACGTAGCCGTCGCTAATCGCTGGCCGAGTCGACTTGGACTCCTTGGCGGGCTTGGCAGCCACAGTGCCGTCTTCGTTGGTCACCGTGGTGCCGGCGACGTCCTCGGTCTCCGAGTCGGTCGCAGCCTGGGTGGCCAGTTCCTCTTCGGTGGTGGGCTCGACGTCGAGTTCCGCGCCGTTGCCGTGTCGTGAAGCCATGACTTTCCTCCTGCTAGAATGAATGGGTGTAGTTTTGCTTGCCTTCGATTAATTATACATCAACCGAAGCGTGGTCCGCAAGACCTACAAGCTAAAGCTTTGCTAAAATCAGTCTCGCTAGTGTCTCGGAGCTGGAGTTGATGTTGGTGTTGGTGTTGGTGTTGGTGTTGGTGTTG